GCAGCAGCACGCGATCGCGTTGGATGTCTGCGGCGCACGCCCGGCAGGCGATCGTGGGCCACAGGCTCACCGCCAGCAGGCAGGCAAGAGTGAGCGCCGTCAGGAGCGTGGCGAGGTAGCGGGCGTCCGTCATCTCTGTCTCCTCTTCTGCCAGTCGTGGGCCAGATCGCGCAGGGCCGCCGCCGCAGGCGTATCGGGCGTGTTTTCCTCCAGCACGACCAGCGCCGCCGCCGCCAGCCGATCCCCGAGCTCGGCCAGGGGCACGCCCGGCGCGGGCCGGTCTCCCTTCGCGCGGACGGCCTGCCGCAAGCGGGTCACGCTCCATTCGCCGCGCGCGGCCGCATCCAACCAGATGTCCTGCTCGACGGGTTGCAGCGCCGCCACCGCCTCATGGTGGGCGAACGAGAGCGCGTCCCGACGACGGGATGGCTCGGGGAAGGCCCGCGCGACGGCGAGGATGTTCAAGATCGTGTGCGGGGCCAGCCCCGTCTCACTGATCGCCTGCGCCGCCCGTTCCCCATAGTGCGCCTCCCCGTACAGGATCCACTCCGCGACCACCCACTGAATGCCCCGCACCGCCCGGCCGAGGATGGGGGCCTGCGCCCGCCACGCCTCGAAGCCCGCCCCCGCCCACGGCGCGGGGATTACGCCCGCGTCGCCCATTTGTCGTTCGCCGTGACGACCGCGAACGCGAACCGCTCGCCCCCCAACGCGCTCACGACGAGGCGACCTTCCGCGAAGGCGCGATCCGTGGCCTGATGATGCTTCTGGCAGAGCGCCACGGCGTTGTCCGGGGTGTCGTCTCGCGCCCGGCTCCGCTTGACGACGTGATGCACTTCCACCCGCCCGTGATGCCACAGCCCCCCCTCCGCCACGCACTCACACCGCCCGGAGGCGCGGGCCAGCACATGCGCCCGGAGGGCTGCCAGCACGGGCCAACGTTCTGCGCGCGTTTTCTTCGACACGCGGCGCATGGAAGTCCGCTTCACACCACCTCCGCCAGCATCGCCTGGATCTCCAGCGTGGTCACGAGCGCCCGCAACCGCTGGACCTCCCGCCGCAAGGCCGCGATCTCGTCGTCCTGGGCCTGGACGAACTTGGCGTCCTTCGCCCGGTTATCTGTGTCGCGCCAGACCCGCAGGGAGGTGTGGACCATCAGTGCGTCCCGTGCCCATGCCCGCCGCCCGTGGCCGCGCCGGCCGCGGCCTCGCCGCCTGGCCCCGCCGTCGCGCCGCCAGGGAACTCCAGCACCCCGAGGCGTGTGAGCTCCACCAGTCGGTAGGTACGGAGCATGTGCAGCTCCCACGGCGTGAGCCACCGTGGCGCGCCGATCGGCTGGGGCGGTGGCGGGCTGGGGTTCGAGGGCTCAGCGGCGTACACCGAGCCGCCCCACGCCACCAGACACAGCCCGACGACCCCCACGACTCGGTGCATGGTGTGTCTCCGTGTCTTCACCACGGCCAGCGCCCCGGCGGGGATCATGGGCCGTGTCCGAACGCGGCTTTGAACATACCACCCACGACATCCTTGGTCTCCTTCAGCGCGTCATCGAAATGCTGCTGGCACAGGAACACCCCACTGAGCCCCACGACAGCCGGGTGCGTGCACTCGTTCTTCTGACACGTGCCGAATTGGCTCATCTCTCCCCCTTTCGCCGTGCCGCTCACCACGGCCAGCGCCCCGTCAGGCGGAACCAGGGCAGGCCGATGTAGAGATCCCAGCGGAACAGGTAGACAAGGCCCACGAGGAGCAGGAGCGCGAGCAGCCACACGACGAGTCGCATCATCCCCCCTCCCGACTCACCGCCGCCGCGTCGGCTGGCTTAACGGTGATCTCGACGCCCCGGCGGGCGCGGTCCACGACCTGTCGGTAGACGAACGTATGACCACTTTCGGGACCGTCGGCATGGATCACGCGCCCATCAACCAAACCATCACGGACCGGCTTGATCGCGGCGGGGAGATTGTCGTCGTCCCACAGGGCGCCCACATGCGCGATGAAGGTGACGGACTTCGGGAGACTCGGGGACCCGAGCGAGCGCGTCTCTAGGAGCACATGCTGACAGGTCCGCTCCCGCCAGTCTCGCGCGAGCCGGGCATGCTTATACCAAAACCCCCACGAGTTGTTGAGCGGATTGCGAAGAGTGCCAGGCACAAAGACCGTCACGCCTTCCTCCCCCGCCCCTTCTTGGCGAGCCGCCGCCCGTTGCGGGCCGCGTCCCGGGCGACGAGCTGCGCCCGGGTGGCGGCGCTCGGCGCGGTGAGCCCATGCACGTCGATCAGATGGGCCGCGAGGAGCACCTCGGAGGAACACCGGCGCGCGCACGAGGGACAGGGGATCATGCTGTGCTCGCTTCGGCGGCGCGGGCGCGAAATGCAATAGCGAGAACGCCGAGTGCCAATTTCACGCCAGCTTGCCCAAAGCGTATCTGCTCGTCGTCTCCCGTCATTGGTTCGTCGCTCCCGTGTTGGCACATCTTCGCCGCCGCCTCCCATACCGCCGCCTCCCGCTCACGGAGTTCGGCTTTCGAGACGTACCCTTCACACGCGGGGCAGATGTACGCTGTTACGGTACAGATCGGGCACGTGTTATTGTGCGCCATGATTGCGCCTCCACCAATCGGCCTGTCGGAGACGGGTGCAGTCGCGGCACCGCTGGCCCCTGACAATCAACGGATGCCCGCGTTTACATTCAACTCGGCGAGCATACAGCGCCCCGATTCCCTGTCCGATCAGTGTGTTTTCTTTCCCCGTCATCGGTCGAAGATGCGCGGGATTCACGCACCGTCTCAGACGGCACCGATGATCGAGCGTCTCAGCTAGGATCTGGCCGACGTGAATCTGATAGCTGACTCGATGCGCGCCTTGCGTCCTCCCTTCCCAGAGAACTCGCCCATATCCATGGCGATCCAACGCGCCCATCCAGAGCCAACACCCGCTAGTCGGCTCACGCTCTATATGCGCCTCGAAGCGATCCAGGGGCGTCATTTGACGGAAACGCATGCCATTCCGACGGGGATCAGCGCCTATCTTCGGAATGGTCATTGCCTGGACTCTTTCGCTAGTACCTCAGCTACTCTTTCTGCTGCATAGGCGTCAAGGGCGAGGGCAAGTTGCCATTCGAGCGTAGGGTACTCACGATGCAGGAAATCCCAACGAGAGATCAGCGCCTGTGCCTTCGCCACGGCCGCCGCGCTGGGCTCGGTCACAGGTGCGTGCCCGTGATGTTCGCCAGCGCCGCCCGCAGCGCCTCCGGGCCGAGAGGCAAGGTCACGCGCCGCCCGCCGAGCCCCACGCGCCGGATCTCCGCCAGCGCCGCCGCCGCCGCTCGTGTCCATCGTGGCTTGATCCAGTAGTTGGGCACCCAGCCCTCTGTAACTGCATCCGCCAATTCTTTCGACACACAGAGATAGCACCAAAATTCCTCATCGGGCGGCTCGAAGTCCGCGGGGCCACCGAATGGTATCCCGCTGTCCACGGGTTGGCAGAATCGACCGCAGCGGATGCACTTGGGCATTATTCCCGCCCCCCGGCCACCCGACCACGGGAGAGGGCGATGTTCGCCAGCGCCTCTCGCAGCGCCGCGGCCCCAATCGGCCGCATGGCCCGCCGTCCCCCGAGCCCCACCCGCCGGATCTCCGCCAGCGCCCGCCCCGTGGCTGGGGACACCCGCTCCGGTGCGGCGACCTGTGGCGGCTGGGGCGGCGCCGCGAGCGCTGAGACAATGAACGCCCTGTCGCGCGGCACGTCCTCGGCGATGAACACCGCGCGGCCCTCGGGCAACGCCGCGATGCGCTCCGGCGTCCAGCCCCAGCGTGCCAGGATGCGGTTGGCGTCGGCGCGGGTCATCTAACCGTCACCCGATTGCGTGGCGTGTTGAAATAGCAAAGCCCAGATGCGGCCTCTTGAAGTCTATCGGCAAGCTGGTCTCTCAGCGTCTCTACCTCATCGCGCTGGAGAAGATCGGTACTTCTGGCTGTGATGGTCGCCACGATCTCAATTCCGTAAGAAGACACGCGGATTACGCGCCTCATCACACGGCCACCAGCAGCTTCTCCAGATCGGTCAGCGCGGCCACGTCCGCCGCCTCGAGCGCGGCCTCCCCGATGGCGCGGCGGCACCAGACGCCGAACTTCGCATCGGTCATGTGCTTCTCGTCCTTGAGCGCCCGGATGCGCGCCACCAGCGCCGCCCGCAACTCCTCCTCTTGAGGGAAGAGGCGGGCGGCCTCCTGCTCGGTCGTCTCGGTGGCGGGCTCTGCCTTCCCCGTTGGCCGTATCCCTGACAGAGTGGGAACCGTCTCTCGGCCATTATCCTTGGGTATGCCGCTGTCCTCCACGGCCCCGCCATGCCCCATGTCCTCCAAATCCTGCGTGAAGATGTCCGACGCCGCCGTGACGTTCAGCACCGCTGCTACGAGGCTCCGCTTGTTGGCCATCTTGAGCACCGTGTTCTCCTGATCGGCCAGGTCCTCGTTCGCCACGCGCCCCGTCACCTGCCCCAGGATGGCCGGATCGTCGGCCGCGAACTCCTGCCCGCACCCGCCCGACTTGGCGTAGCAATACCAGCCGGGCGCGTCCTGCGGCTTCCCGCGCGGCGGAAACTTGCTCTTATTGATCTGCTCCGCGCCGCACTTCGGGCACGCCCGCTTGGCCTGCCGATAGGCGTACTTCGACTCCCGCGTCGAGCAGGAGCCCATCCCGGACCCGAACCGCTGGCCCGTGGTGATGTGCCAGAGCGTACAGGTCGAGGTCAGCGTCAGGTGCTTCCCGTCGCGCTCCGCCACCGTGGCGTATTCCGGGTCCAACCGGAAGGTGAGGCACAGCAGCTCCGCGCCGGGCTTGAGGAGCACGTCCTTGGTCGTCCCCGGTACTTTCCCGTAGTGATGGTCGAGCACCATGGCCTCGCGCATGATGGCGTGGACCTTCTTGACGCGGGCGACCACCTCCTCCACGGTCAGCTCGTGCCGTAGGGCCAGCGACTCGGTCGGGATCACCGCGATCTCGTCACTCATGGCTTCGTCTCCTTCCGTCTCGGCCGTTTCGTTTCCTCGATCTGCTCCACACAATCCACGCAATAGTCCACCGTCTCGCGCAGGAGCCGCCGGCTCAGGCCCGTCAGGGGCTCCGGGGAGTCCAGGGCCTTGCGGATCTGGGCCAGGGCGTCCAGCGCCTGCACCCGTGCGGTCATGGCGTCACCCCGTGCGGGCCCGCCTCATGCGCCTTGGTGGCGTCGCACCACATCTGGAAGGCTTCGCCCCACGCTTGGTTGGCCTCGCCCCACGCCCGGTGGGCGTCGTCCAGCGCCCGGTGCGCTTCGGCCCACACACGGTCGGCGTTGACCCGCTTTTGGTAGGCGTCGGCCCGCGCTTGGTCGATACGAGCGCAGAGAGCACAGACGGTCATGGCGTCTCCTCTCGTCGTCATGGTGCCCAGCACACGTCGTCGATCCGCCGCTTGAGCCACAGGTATTCTGGCGGATCGGCTGGCGAGGCATCCCTGGGCAGCGGTTCGCCCACCAGAATCACGTGTGTCGGCCCGGACGTGATCGTTGCTGTCCCGCTCGTGGTGTTTATTGCTGAGACAGTGTTGTATTGCGGAGCCGACTGCATCAACGCCTGTTGCCAAGCACCAGCTGACCCGGCGTTGCCCAAGAGACCAGACATCACACTGCCGAGTGCGTTCCAGGGTACGTCCACGGTCATGCCCTCTTCCGCTTGCCGCCAAGGTCCAGCGTGGCATTGACATTCGGGAGTCGGTCAAGAATGTCCTTCATCATGTCCTTGAGATAGCCGACTTCTTTCTCGAAGCGTTCGCGCTGAAAACTCATCTCCCCCGCGAACCGCGTCTTGTCGGCGGCGAGGTTCTCCTGCTGCACCTTCAGCGTGGTCTCCGCCTTCGCTTGCGTGATCTCGAACTCCTGCCGCTTCTTCTCCAGTCCGATCATGTGCGTCAACTCGCGGCGTTCCTTGGCGTGGCCCTCTTCGATCTTGCTCTTGCTGATCTCCAGGTCGCTGATCTGGCGCCTGAGTCCGACGATCTCCTCCGTCAGCACGCCCGCTGTGTCCTTCGTAGCCAAGCGGCGCAGACGTTCCAGCAGTTCTTTTTCCTCGCGACTCGCAATGACGATCATGCCTTCTCCTCTCCCGCCGGCCGATACACTCGGCACCGGCAGCCGTCCTCTGTGCAGTGGTCCAAGTGATGGTGGCTGGCCTCTGGATGCCCGCAGCGGCAGGTCACGATGATGGCCCAGCAGCCGTAAACGGGCCGGCGCCCGGCTCGCCATTCTCTTCGATGAGCTTTCCCCACTGCGCCCGCCGCTCGGCCTCATCCAAGTGGGAGTTCTCGCCGAGATAGGTATACGCACCCGTGTCGTGGTAGATGTGTCGGCGGCTCGGCTCGGCGCACCCGAAACCACCGTACAGGCGCTCACGGATCATCTCCGGCGTGGCCGCCACGAGCGTTTCCGGTACGATGGCCTTCAGGCAGTCGGCCTCACTCATGTTGGCCGGTGCGCACCACCACTCCCCGAGCAGCCCGAACTTTACTCGGAAGCAACCTTCCATCACTTCGGGCTCCGTCGCCTTGCTCGCGGCGCGAACCCCCGGAGCCGCGCATCCACCCCGGCCAGATCGGCGTCACACCCGCCGTACTGCTCCATGACGTTTTCCAGCGACGGCCCGAAGTAGTGGACGCGATCCTCGACGTCGTAGAGCGCCCACTCGATCTGGGCACGGTCGGCGCCGCGCCCGACGTGCCGCCAGACTTCCACGCTGAGGCTGAAGGAGCGGGCGGGGTGCCGTTCACACAACAGGTGATACGCCCGGTCCAGTGTCATCATGGCCGGTTGAACGACCACGAGGGGTCCGTGAGGAGGTTGCCGAGCGCGTCAATGGCTTCGTCCACGGTGACCGTCCCGTCCCATGCGCCGAGCCATTCCACATCCTCGCGTGTCCCGATCTGCTTCCGATGGCGCAGCACGCGACCATCCGGGAAGAGATGCGCGTAGGATCCCAGTCCGTTCCGATACTGGGGCTCCGTCGAAATCGCCCCCTCTGGGGCCTCGCTCCCCGCGTGCTCGCCGACGAGCAGGAACGGCTCACCCTTGAACAGAATCCGCTGGATCATGTCGTGCCTCCCGTGAACGGGGTCAGGGTCGTCACTTCTTCACCAGCACCCGCGAACAGCGCGGGCAGCGCACAGGATTCGCCACGCGCGGCGTCCAACTGGAGCCGCATCCGGGGCACCGCGCCTTGACCGTGGAGATTGCCATGCGCGGAACATACACCACCACCACCAGCACGTCAAGCGAAAAGATTTGACAGGCGCAATTCCCTTGACGCCACTTGCTCGGCTTGCTATGGTGTCTCAGCGGTCCGGGGGTGCCGGGCTGAAGTGTCCTCCCACGAGGGACCCGACCTCTTCAGGCATCCCCCGTCATCCCTGGGCCGCTTCGCCGTGCACGCCGTCATGGGGGATGCCCATGCCGAACCGGATTGCCCGAGACTCAGCCCGCACGAGCAAGACCCTTGCCCAACTCACCGACTTCGGGGAGCGGGGCTTCTGGCGCCTCCTGCTCGCCGCCGATGACTTCGGCCGGTTCCAGGCAGATCCCGCCTTAGTGCTGGCCGCCTGCTTCCCCAGAATGATGGCGACCGTGACGCTGAGCATGTGCGAGCAGATGCTACGCGAGTGCGTAGCAGTCGGACTCATCGACCTCTACGAAGTGGACGGGGCTCAGTATGGGCAATTCGTCAAGGCTGACGCATACTTCACCCGCCGCGCGAAGCACTCCAAGTACCCGGCTGCTATGCACGTGCGTAGCATACGCGTAGCATCTGCGCCCGAGGTTCGAGGTTGCGAGGTTGCGAGGATCGAGGATCGAGGTAGCGAGGATCGAGGTGGGAACGGCCACCCCCCGGAGGATTTATCTGTGGCTCAAGAGACCAAAGCCTTCGTCGCGGACCTCACGCGAGGCTTGGCCAGGCGGATGACCCCATGACGTGCCCGGCTCGGGCCGAGCGCGCGGTGAATCCCAAGGAGGCCCTATGAACGACTTTGAAACGGAGTTGCAGCATCTCATCAACCGCTACAGCATGGAAAATGCCTCGAACACCCCGGATTTCATCTTGGCCCAGTATCTCGCTGGGTGTCTCGCCGCCTTCGGCCAGGCCGTGCAACAGCGCGAAACGTGGTATGGGCGCGACGCGCGGCCGAGCCCTATCGCCTCGCTCGACGCGCCATGACCTGCCCCGGCTGCGCCCGTCCCGTGACGTGGCCCGTCTGCCCGGCGTGCCACGGGGTCGCCGCTCCCGTCGTCGGGCCCACACACGAGGAGCCAGAATGAGCACCTCTCAAGGCGAAGTGATCGTGGCATTGATGGCCGCCGCCGCCCAGTTGAATCAAATCGGGCGGCTGGTGCTGCTGTGGCAGAAGGGCGCCCTCTCGCCGGCCGCCGCCTTGGAAGAAATCGCCAACATCCTCATCGAGCGCGCCAAAGAGGACGAGGCCCTTTTAGCACGACTTCAGACTGCGGCTGAGGCTTCCGTCATCGGGCCCGCCTCCCGGGGGCCGGCGCCGGGCGCGGAGGGGACGGGGTGAGCCTGCCAATGAACATGGTGAGGAAGATCGCCACACTTGAGCCCACCGCCTGCTGGCCATGGACGGGATCAAGGAATGACAAGGGATACCCGCGGGTGCATTGGGAAGGCAGGAACCAGAGAGCGCATCGTGTGATCTATCGGCTGCTCATCGGGCCTATTCCGGCTGGCTTCGACCTGGACCATCTCTGTCGGAGGAGAGAGTGTGTCAATCCTCGGCACCTAGAACCCGTGACCAATCGAGAAAACATCCTTCGAGGCGTGGGACAAGGCGCGCTAAATGCCAAGAAGACAAGCTGCCAGCGTGGCCATCTATTTACGCCAGAGAACACGCGCGTGAAGCCGAAAGGGTGGCGCCAGTGTCGGACGTGCGAGAAGAGCTACAGTGCCTAAGCCCTACTACCAGGATGGCGCCGTGACCCTCTTTGCGGGGGACGCGTTGACGGTCCTCCGCGAGTTGCCGGCCGCTTCGGTCCAGACCTGCATCACGAGCCCGCCCTACTGGGGCCTGCGGGACTACGGGACGGCGACGTGGGATGGCGGGGAGGCGGGGTGCGACCACCGCGCCAACGGTGAGCGCCGTCGGTTGCCGCACGGTGACGGCCGCGTAAATGATTCCTATGCGGACGAACGACACTTGATCGCCGGAGCGGGTGCGAACTTCAAGAGTCTCTGCGGCAAGTGTGGTGCTCGCCGGATCGACGCACAACTCGGCCTCGAACCCACGCCCGAGGAGTACGTCGCCAACCTCGTCGCCGTGTTCCGCGAGGTACGCCGCGTGCTCCGGGATGACGGGACGCTGTGGCTGAATCTCGGAGATTCGTATGCGAATGATACGAAGTGGGGCGGGTCGTCAGGTGGAAAGCACGTCCTTGCGCTCCACGGTCAGACGGGCATCGGGCGGCAGAAGGTGACAACGGGCTTGAAAGCAAAAAGCCTCGTGGGTATCCCTTGGCGCGTCGCCTTCGCCCTCCAAGCCGACGGCTGGTATCTCCGCTCCGACATCATCTGGGCGAAGCCGAACCCGATGCCCGAGAGCGTGACGGATCGGCCGACGAAGGCGCATGAGTACCTCTTTCTGCTGGCGAAGCGGGAGCGGTATTTTTATGACGCGGAGGCAATTGCCGAGCCCGTGACAGCTTCCACCATTGAGAGACTATCTCAGCCGACCCTTGGCGAGCAGACCGGATCCTTCCGAGTCCCCGGTAAAACGAACGGGCCAATGAAGGCAGTCGGCCGAGGCGGCGTCAATGCTTTCTGTGGTCAAGGTCATTTCTGCGATGGTGAGAATGGGCCTGCGAATCGAGAAGGGCGCGACATGAAGGACGTCGGCACGGGAACGACCCGCAGCCGCCGCACCGTCTGGGAGATCGCCACAACACCGTTCAGCGGTGCTCGATTGCTCGGTGCCGCTCGCGATGGCAACGGTCGCATACGGTCAGCAGATTGTCCTCTGCATGGGGATCAACGCTTGTCGGCGTCCACGGTTCGAGATGATGAACGACAAGCCGCTTCTCCGTCTCGCCGCAATCTCGGAACCGAAAGTCGTCCCGATGGAGCGCCGCAAGACGAGCCCGTTCCCACTGAGACGCGCCGCGCCGAGGACTCTGCTCCCGATAGTTCGGGTTCGCCAGCCCCGTCATGTGCTCTGCTTGCCACTGACCGTAGCAGCGGAACCCGCAAAACGGGCCGCGCTCCTGAGACTTCGCCGCATGAGACACCCGACGAAGGATCACCGCTCCGCACTGACGACACGCAACCGGGACTCTGGACCACCGCCATTTTCGCCCGCAGGCCCGCGAACAGTAACGAGGGGGATTCCTCAGCTGATGGCTCGGAGTCTGATCCTTCGGCTCGAACGCAGCCGAGCACCACTGACAAGTGCTCATGCGGAATTATAGACCATTTTGCCGTGTTCCCGGTGGACCTCGTGAAACCCTGTGTCCTCGCGGGCGCTCCCGTTGGCGGGATAGTGCTTGACCCCTTCGTCGGGAGCGGGACGACCTGCTACGTCGCCAAGGAGCTGGGGCGGCGGGCCATCGGCATCGACCTGAGCGCGGCGTACCTGGACCTCGCGGCGAAGCGCCTCCGCCAAGAAGTCCTCTTCTAGCCCTCGACCCGCTCCGTCCCACTCCAGCTCCACCCGCCGATCTCGGCCCCGTCCACGTCATAGGGCTCCGGCTGGAGCGCCCCGTGCAGCCGCGCCCAGCCGAGCAAGGTGGCGCTCCCGCTGTCCTCCGCCCGCACGAGCACGGAGAAGGTGGTCTCGTAGCGCCCCTGGAAGGTCACGCGGTAGCGCGGCTGGAGGCGCACGGCGACCCGGCAGGTCATGGCTGGATACTACCTGTGAGGTCGCCTGACGCTCCCTGGCGAGACTTCCGGGTCAGGGATGCCCGTTTGGCTGTCTCCCGCCGCTTGATGCCCTCTGCGGGCCCCTCAGCCACGCACAGGGCACAGACATATCGGGCCGGCTTCTCGGGCAGTGTCGGCCACTTCCGCTTGCCGCAGGCGCTACACCGGACCTCGTAGGTGGGCATGGGTTACTCTCCCCGATCCCGCAGGAGCCAGCGTGCCCACCACGCGAAGGCTGCCACCATGAGCGCCAGCCAGAACCCCAGCCAGACCAGCCCCTCGGCCCAGGTCATCCCGGCGTCGGGGGGGCTCATATCCCCGACCACGACCCCGACCGCGACCCCGACCCCGACCGCGACCCCGACCCCGACCGCGACCACGACCCCGACCGCGACCACGACCGCGACCCCGACCACGACCACGACCGCGACCGCGACCGCGACCCCGACCGCGACCCCGACCGCGACCACGACCGCCAGCGTTGCTTCTGGGCGCGGCGCATTTACTTCACGCGGCCGAAGCTCTCGATGCACGCCTGCATGACGTAGAGCTCGTGTGGCAATGCCTGCACGTCCTTCCACTTCGCGTCCGTGAACGGGCCCGTCTCGTACACGATCGCGGGGTCAGTCAGCAGCACACAATCGGCGTTCACGCCCGTCAGGGTGCCGGTGTAGATGTAGTTCAGGCAGAACAGCGTCACCCGCTCGCCGAGCAGCTTCGTGAGTCCCTCGCCGGGTACGTCGTCGATGATCTTCTTCATGGTGTCCTCCTGGTGGATGCTATGAGGATGTGGCCAGCGCGGTCATCCCGACGACGGGGGGCATGGGGCTGTCGCCTTCGGCTCCGGCGGCCCGATCCACTTCACGCCTGTCCACGGATAGCCGAGGTTCGTGATGACCAACTCGGGATCTCGGCAGAGGCGCGTGAACAGCACCGCTCGCGTGGGCGTCTCGCTGGCCTCAAAGCAGGAGAAGCGACCCGCCTTGATGACCTCTGCCTTGAGCCGCCCATAGGTCAACCCGCGCTTTGGTAGATCGTCGAGCGCCGAGAACTGGCAGACGAGGACGGCACCGCGCCGCTTCCTGCTTCTCAGCCCGTCGCGGGCTGGCTCACTCATGGGTCGCTCCTCCCGTGGCGGCGAGCAGAGCGCGGGCCCGCTTCCATGGCTCCATGTCATGGGCGCAAGCACGGTGCCCCTGACACCTATCGCTTGCCCATATCAATGCTTCCAGCGCGTCCCGCATCGCCCCGGCCTGGGCGTGGAGGGGGCAGAAGTCGATGTAGTCGGGCTCGCGCCCATGCCCGTACTCGATCAGGCACTCTTTGCACTCGGCTGCGTGTGGCATAGCTCGGCCTCCCCTTCGTACTTGTTGGCGACGATGACGAATGTCCCGAAGCAGGCGATGACGGCGGCGCTGTCGTGCTTTTCGCAGTAGGCGTTTGCGCCCGCGTCCCCCTCGAAGATGCCCATGACGCGGAACCGCTTCCCCATCGAGTAGACCCATAGATGCTCCTCGGCCTTGGCAATGTGCTGGCTCCGCTTCTCAGCCGCCGGCTGGCTCATGGCCGCAACCCTTCCATCATTCTGTCTACGACCGCCTTCGCTTTCTTCAGGGCGTCTTCAAAGTGCGCTTGGCAGAGGAAGAGGCCATTCAATCCAACCACCGCCGCCTGCTCGCACGTCTTCCGCTGGCACGTCCCGAACTCGCTCATGGCCCCTCCCCCTGTCCCGTGGCGCGGCGTGCAGATGGTTTCTGCGCCCATATCGTCTTGGGCTTGCACGTCACGCAGAACCAGAACACGGAGCCCAGCCAGCCCATTACATGCCGCTTCGGGCACCGCAGCGGCGTCTCATGCTGCCAGTAGGGGCTCGGCCGCCCGTCCCACGTCTTGGCGCTCATGCGATTCCTCCCCTGTGGGTGGCGCGGCACGTCTCGCAGGGCATCGTGCGGTTCCCGACGACGGGAGGCATGGGGCTAGGCGTCCTTGGGCTCATCGAAGACCAGCCAGCGACGATAGGCGAAGGCCGCGCCATCATAGCGGGCCTGTGAGACGACCGTGGACGAGGCTACAGCCGACATCTGATGTCCGAGGAGATTCTGACCGCGCTGATACATCGCCTGCGCGCAGCGACCAAACTCTACCTGCTCGTGCTGGGTCATGGTGATCATTGTCGTCTCCTCCCTCTCTCGGTTCCCTACGGTGCGCTCCATCATGTCCTCTCACCCTATAGAGAAGAATCGCACAGATGACAAAACCTGTCACCTCAAGTGCGCGGAAACATTGACTTGACGCACTGTGATTGTGAAGGAATGTACTAGCGGTGTCGTCAGATGGTGAGTGGTCCTGCCTCTCACGCAGCGGGCGTGCGGTGGAGCGAGAGACGGTGATGGTGGTAACGCGCTGCATTAGATTGCTCAAGTGCGCGGGAGGGTAACGGAGGGCATAGAACGGGATGCATCGCCGCTCGGAGCTCCCTTTCAGAGCCCAGTCAGCCGCGTCATTCCAGCCATCCCGCACACGCATCTTGACACGCAGTTCGCCCGCAGTGTATACGCCAGCTATGGCCCTCTGGTGGCTCCTGCTGGTGCCCTGTGCCGTGGGCCTCATCCTGGCCATTGCCCTCGTGGTCTACCTCGCCGACTTCAGCCGGGCGCATGACACGACACGGCATCGAGGCTGGGAGGATAGGTGAGCGTGCTTGGCTCCGTGCCACGGGCCTTCGACGCCTACGTGCTGGACGGGGTGCTGCCGATGGCAGACGTGACGCACGGGGACGGAGAGGCATGTGATTGTGATCACGTTCACATGCCACTGGCCCACGACGCCGACCGGCCTGACCCCCCCCGGGCAGGCCGCACGGTGGTCCCCCGCCCACACCCGTATATACCCCTCCCACCCGACACGGCCTCCCTGACCAGTGTCTCTCCCGTGTCATGCCACACTGTTCCACGTGGAACACAGGGGTCGCCCATCAAGCCCCACTCGGCCTCGCCGTATGAGATCCCCCCTGAATGGGACCGGCCGTGGTCCTGATCCCTGTCACGGCACCACCCCATGCGCGATGACACCTGGAGAGGGTGGTACGAGCAGGCCCCTCGCCTCGCCCCGCGAGGACCCACACGTACACCGGCGAGACCGAGCCGGGCCTGTGCATCGTGCCGAGTCGTTGAGGGGAGGCTGCATGCGCTGACCTGTCACACACGCTGGGCGAGGCGGGCGGGTCTCACAGACCGACAGGAACGGCTCGTCTGGGCTCCGGCCGTCCGGCGCATGTCTCCATGACGTGGGGGGACCGCATCGGGACGATCCGCTACTGGCAGCAGTTGGGGGATCCCTACACGCAGATGCTCCGAGAGGCCCTGAAGCCCGCCCTGGGGGCGACCGCAGTGAGCGCCTATCTGGGGCTCACGGTGGCCAAGGCGGTGCTGATAGGAGTCGTGATGGTGCTGAGCCTGCTCGGGCTCGCCCTGGTGTTCGGGTGGCTGGTGTGGCGCCACCGGGTGATTCATGCCGTGATTCTCAAGACCTGGGAGAACGACCCGGCCTTCCTGCGGCAGCTCGAGCTGCTCGAAGCCATCGAACGCAACACCAACGGCACGGCGCCCCGGCCGGGCGTCTGGGCGGGGCGGGAGACGGCATGAGGAGGACGAGGGAGATGCCGGAGCGCCTGGGGCCGCTCGGCTGGGGCGATATGCTCTTCCTCGTGGTCTGCGTCCTGGCCATTGCGGGGCTGTGGTGGCTGACGTGGCGGTAACCCCCCCGGCAGGGCCCGTGGAGGCGTCCGTCGAGACGGGGCCCCCTGCGCCAACCAGGCGCCGCGCACTGAAACGTCCCATCACCAAGCGGGCGGCGGGGGTGGCCGGCGCGGCCGCCGTCCAGCAGCAGGTGGCCATGCTCTCGGCCGTCCGGTGCTCGGAAGCCTCCATTGCCCGGGCGTTGCAGATGTCCCGGGAGCGCGTGAACAAGATCCTCGGCGCGGCCGATACCACGGGGCTCGTGGAGGACTTCCGCAAGCTCGTCCGTGCCCATGCCCTCTCCTCCTCCCTGGACATTGCTGTCAAGGGCATGGACTGGGTCCATGAGACGATCGACCAGCGCGAGCCCAAGCACTTCGACATGGTCGCCCGCGGGCTGTCGAACATGGAACGGTTCTGGTCCTCCGCCGCCGGGGAGCACGCGCCCCGAGGCGTGCAAGTGGCGGTGATCAATCAGGCGCCGGCCGGGGAGGCCTCCGGGGAGATCGCGCGGCTCGTGGAACTGCTCCTCTCGCCGGGCCCGGCCGTGCTGACGCCGCCGAGGGCTCCGTGACGCTCCTGGCCTCGCTCCAGCAGGCGCCCCCCGAGGCCCGCGCCGCGTGGGCCGAGCGGCTGGCCGATCTGCCGCCGGACAAGTCTGACGCCCTGCTCCGCGCCGTCCGCCAGGAGGTGCTGCTCCGCTGCCAGACGGACGGCTGGTTCTGGACTGCGTTCGTGCGCACCAAGGACGAAGCCGATCCAGCCGAGTCCACCAAGGCCTTCCCGCAGCAGCTGGACTACGTGCGCGCGTACTGGGCGCTGATGGCCACCAAACCGCGCCTGGCCGTCGCCAAGAGCCGGCAGATGCTCGTGACCTGGGCGACGTGCGCGTACATGGTCTGGGTGGCCCGGTTTCATCCCAATACGGCCGTGCTCTACCAGACCCAGTCCGAAGACGACGCCAACGGGATGGTCTCGGTCGCCGGGTCCACCAAAGACGGCGGGTATTTCGGGCGCTGCCAGTTCATCGAGCGGCATTTGCCCCCCTGGATGCAACTGCCCGTGCGCGATCCCGAGGGGCAGCTGACCTATCCCAACGGGTCCATCATCCGGGCGCTCCCCGGCGGCGCCAACAAGATCCGCGGGAAAACCGGCACGCTCATCGTGCTCGACGAGATGGCGTTTCTGGAGGAGGCGAAAGCCTCCTACACGGCCATCGCGCCGCTGGTCCAGAAGGGCGCCCAGCTCATCGCCATCTCGACGCCCAATGGAGGGGCGGGGAACTTCTTCTACCATCTCTGGCACGGCCTGGCGCTGGATGCCGTGACGCCGGTGGAGGCGGGATGAGCGCGCGCGCCCTCACGCCGAAGCAGATCGAGATCCTGACGGCCTCCCCGGCGCTCGCGGACTACTTCGAGGACGCGGTGGACGGAGGCGACCGGCTCGCCCGCCGCGCCGCCGCCCTCCCCCCCGTGGCGGACTGATGGACCCCTTCATGCACTTCGACAACGCGCTCGGCTTCACCGCCGTGCGCATCCACTACTCCGCCGATCCCGAGAAGAACCCCGGCAGCCCCGATGCGGCGCAGCGCGAGCGGGCGGCGGCCTGGCTCGAGGCCCAGCGCGCCGCGTACCCCGACCCCAACGACTTCGCCCGCGAGATGGAGATCAACTGGTCGGCGGGCTACGGGGCGCGTGTGTTTCCACAGTTCACCGACACGCACCACGCCGTCGGGCAGACGCTCCGGCCGCACAAGCTGCTCTATCGGTTCTGGGACTTCGGGTGGCACACCCCCGTGTGCCTGCTCGCCCAGATCGACGGGCAGGGGCGGCTCTGTTTCCTCAAGGAAGTCGTCGGCGCCAAGCAGACGACGCATGACTTCGCCGCCGACGTGCTCCAGCGCTGCGCGACCTGGTTCCCCCGGCATGCCGCGGGGTTCGAGGACTTCTGCGACCCGGCCGGCCAGCAGGTCAAGAGCATGGCATCGGAGCGCAACGAGCAGCGGGACGTGGAGGTGCTCGCGGGACTCGGCATCCACGCGAGCAGCGAGTGGGGCTGGTCCCGGAAAGACGCGCGCACCCTGATCCACCGCCTCCTCGCGCTCCGCACCGACGGCACGCCGTCGCTGGTGGCCGATCCCGCCGGGTGCCCGCTCACGACGCAGGCGTTTCTCGGCCGCTACGTCTACCCGGTGTCGAAAGACGGCCGCTGGAAAGACGAGCCGGACGACACCACGCACCCGTGGGCGGATGTGATGGCCGCCGTGCGCTATGGCGTCATCGGGCTGCATCGGAAGCTCGGCCTCATGCGCTACGCCCTGGACACGGCCGCGGCCCCGCCGCCCGCGCGCCCGCCGTACCAGGGCTACGGGACCCCGGTGCGATGACCAACGACCTCGGCGACGAGATCCCGCTGGCCCCGCCCGAGCCGCCGGTGGCCGAGGCGGATACCCTCGTCCGCCGCCTCCTACCGGAGCTGTCGGCCGACGACGCCCGCACGCTGGCGCGCATGGCCGTCTCGGATTTCCATGCCGCGATCCAGGACAGATCCGCGTGGGAAGACCGGCTCGCCCAGGACGACCGGCAGTACTTCGGCGTCCTGCCAGAGAAGACGTATCCGTGGATCGGCTGCTCGAATCTCCACGTGCCGATCACGATGACCGGGATCGAGGCGTTCAAGCCGCGATTGATCGAAGCGGTGTGGGGCGAGGACCCGCCGGTCCTCACGAAAGCCACGGAGGCGCACGACGAGGCGCGGCAAGCGCGCGTCGAGCTGTTCCTCAACTGGCAGATCCAGACGCAGATGGACCTGGCTCCCAAGGTCACCGAATCCGCGCACCGCTATCTCCTGCCGGGCACCGTGTACGCCAAGACCCGCTGGCGGCTGGACGAGCGCCGCGTGCAGGCGGTCCGGTCGTTCCCGCCCGAGACGCCGTTGGAGACGATCCTCGACGCGGTCCTCGGCGCCGACGTCCCGACCACGACCGAGTCGATCGAGGGCGGGGCGTTTCCCTCGTGGACCATCACGGTCCGGACGCCCCAGCACCGGGAGCGCGAGGCGACCCTGACGCTCCACATCCTGCCCGACGAGATCCAGGCGCTGATCGATCGGATCGAGACGATTTATGAGGGCCCGGATGTGGAGTTCCCCGACGCGGAAGACATGTTTGAACCCGCCAACGCGGGACCAGATCCACAAAAGTTCCCGTGGATCATGCAACGCCTCTGGCTCGATGAAGGGCAGCTTCGCATAAAAGTCCGGCAAGGACGCTTCTACGAAGACGCCGTCGAGACCCTGCTCCGTGGCGAGTCCCCGGGCGGGGACGCCACTCAGCCGGATGCCGCCGACGTCCGCACGGTGCGAGCGACTGTGGAGGGCATCGAGGAATTCGGGGAGTCCTCCCAGCGCGGGCAAGAGTATCCGGTGCTGGAGCGATACGTCCGTTACGATCTGGATGAAGATGGCTTGGACGAAGAACTGGTGATCTGGGTGTCTCCAGAGCGCGGCGAATTGCTCTTGGGCTGGGACTATCTCGACAATCTCTACGCCACCGGGCGGCGCCCATACCGCAAGGCGTGCTATTTCCCGATCCCGGGGCGCAGCAAGGGCTTGTCCTTCCCCCAGATCGTCCAGCCCATCCAGGACGAGATCAACACCATCCACAACCAGCGTGTGGACAACGGGACCATCCGCAACTCCTGCACGTTCTTCTATCCGAAGAACTGGACGCTCTCCGCCCAGCAGGAGCGCGTGCGCCCCGGCGAGGGCATCGCGGTGGATGACCCGGCGCGGCTGGCGTGGCCGCAATGGCCCGGCGGGGACAGCTTCGGGCAGAACGAAGAGGCCTTGCTGATGCAGATGCTGGAGCGGCTCACGGGGCAATCGGATCTGTCCTTGGGCCGGCAGCCGAACCGGGTGGGCGCCACGCGCACGGCGACGGGGACCTCCTCCTTGCTCGCGGAGGCCGGGTTGCGGTTCAAGACCGCGATGACGGCGTTTCAGCGGTTCTGGAGCAACATCTTCTCCGATATCCTGGCGCTCGATCAGCAGTATCTCCCGGATGGGGTGGAGTTCCGCGTCACCGGCCAGGTCCCCGAAGTGATCCGGTTGACGTCGCGCGCCGAGATCGCCGGCCGCTACGACGTGCGGGTGGCCGCGACCTCCGACACGCTGAACCGCCAGCAGATGCGAGACGATGCCACGGCGAAACTCCAGATGATCCTGAACCCGATGCTGCTGCAGCTTGGGTTAGTCGGCAAGAAGGGGGTGTATCGCGGGGTGCGCCGGTGGTTGCAGGCGTATGGCGAGACCGATCCGGATCTGGTGCTGGAGCCCTTCCAGGACCCGATCGTGCGCACCCCGGAGCAGGAGCACGCGATGTGGTCGAACGGGGACACCTCCGCCGAGCCCTCGATGGCCGAGAACCTCGCGCAGCATCTCGACGCCCATCAGGCGCTCTTGGCGAATCCGGCCGCGCGTGCCATCCTGACCCCTGAGACGCTTGCCGCGGCGGAGGCGCACGTGGCCAAGACGATCCAGTTGGCGCAGATGCAGGCCGTGATCCAGTCGATGCAGCAGCGGGGTGCGGGGCCGCAGGGCGCGCCGGCCGTCGGCCAGCAGTCGCAGAACGCGCAGATCGGCCGGCAGCAAGGGATGAACGGGTCGCCGGGGCCGGGGCAGCCGGCGGGCTCGGGCACGGGCGTCGGCATGGCGCAGCCGGGCGGGATGGCGCGTGGTTGAGTTTACTTGGCTACCGTGGGGTCTTGTGACGAACGGGCGTGTTTACGACGTCGTGGATGCCCACGGCTCGCCTATAGCAAGGGAGATACGCTCGGTCTCGCTCGCACGACTCGTGATGTATGCGCCGGACATGTTGGAGTATCTTCGCCGCGCATCAACGCTCTGCCCGGCCACAGATACGGACACGATGATGGGAAAAGAATTGCACGAGTTGCTCCACGCCATATACATGCCATCGCAGGAGACGCAGCGTGGATAGAGGGCTGACGTACCGGGCGACCTTGCTCAAGGAGTGGATGGGCTCGGAGTCCTATGCGTTGGTCCAGACCATGCTGCGGGAGTTGTGCGAACAGCGTGTACACTATCTCCGGACCGAGGGCAAAGAGCTGCACGACACCCACGCGGGCGTCTGGACTGGACTGACGTTAGCGTTGAACCTCGCCGAGCAGACGATACTGGATGAATCACGGCAGCGACCACAGGAGGAGCGGCCATGAAGAAGCTGACGTTTCCCGGCGGCACGAACGTCGCGACGCAGCGGGCGTCGGAACAGGCGCGCCTGAAAGGCTTCAAGAAGCCCGGCGCAGCCCCCAGCGCGGGCTCCTTGACGGGCCGGACGCGCAAGGGCACGACCCGTGCCTCGTAGCGCGCACGCCCGGATGGGCGGTGGAAGAATGGACCGCGTCCGGCGCACGCTCCCGGTGCGGCCGCCGACCGATCCCTCGCGCGGCATCGCGCGCCCGCTGCCGACCCCGGTGGTGCCGGGCGGTTTCTCGCCGGTGCCGATTCCCGAGCCCGCCGTCCACACGCTCCCCCTGCGGATGCCCTCGCACAGCCCGGCCCGCGCCCCCAGGAAGGGCGCGTGGGGCGATGTCGGGGCCCTGCGGGGCGCCGAGTCCACGGCCCTCGGCGGCTTCACGGCCGGGCGGACCATGAAGGCGTCGGCGGCCTTCCGGAAGAGGACGCGGCAGGGCCGATGAGGACCCGAGACGCCCACGTGACGGGCGAGAGGAGCCAGCATGGCTGAGCCAGAGGGGAGTCCGCCAGAGATCGTCCCTGAGCCCGAGGTGGTCGAGGAGACCCTTCCGGACGAGACGCCGCTGGCGCCGGACGACCGGCCCGCGAAGAACGTGCTGGCCGAGATGAACCGGAAGTACACGAAGATCGAACGGCAGAACGCGGAGATTCTGGCCGCGCTCCAGGCGTTTCACCAGCGCCCGCCTGCCCCGGCGCCGGTCGCGCCGCAGGCGGTCCAGGGGAGTGAATACACCGACGAGCAGCTCGGGCAGCTCGCGGCGGCCGGGAATGCGGAGGCGATCCGGCTCCTCGTGGACCGGCAGACGCAGCGCGCCACGGCGCAGCAGTTCAGCCAGTTCACGCAGACGCAGACGGTCACGCGCGCCCTCGGGGAACTCTTCACCCGCTACCCGATGCTCCGCGAGGACACGACGCATCCGCTCACGCAAGCCGTGTACGCCGCGCGCAACCAGTTCCTCGCCTCGGGCTGGACGCCGGGGCCGGTGACGGATCTCGAAGCGATCAAGGCGGCGATTGTCAACGCGCCGCATCTCGTGCCCGCCCCCGCTGGTGGAGGGGGGCAGGATCTTACGCGCCGGGCGGGCGTCACCGCCCAGCAGTCGATGGAGGGCGCGGCCTCGCGCCGCAGCCCGCAGGGGGGGCCGTCGGCCCCGGTCAAGCCGCTGGACAAGAAGGTCGCGGGCATTGCCCAGCGTATGGGGATCAAGGACCCGCAGGGTTCGATGAAGCGGTTCATGGAGCGTCAATCCACGGGTCGCTCCACCGTGTCCCCGGCCATTGCACAGGCGGTCAGAGAGGAAGGGCAAGCGTGATGCCAGCCCCGCGCTTAGGGCAGAAGGTGTTCAAGCACCCGGCCTCGACCGGGATGGATGCCGCGACCGAAGAGCTGGTGCAGGCGCCCGAGGCCGCGCCGCTCGGCACGATTTCGACGGAGCGTCTTGCGCAGGTCATCGCGGACACCGTGCCGCCGCCGCCGTGGGAGGTCGATCCCACGTACAACCGGCACGATTCCGATGCGCGCAAGTTCGTGACCGTACCCGACAACGTGACGTTACGATGGCTCAACCCAAAACTAATCAGTCAGACCGGATTGCGGGACTGGCAGGCCGTGCCCGCGAAGGGCGACCCGCGCTTTCGTCTGAAACTGAAGACGATGGCGGCCCCGGACAACACCATCCGTCGGGGCGATGCGAACGGGGATTTTCTCGCGTGGATGTGGACCGCGTGGGTGGAGTCGCGCACGCAGCTCAAGCGGGCGCGGGTGGATCGCCAATCCTCCAAGGCGGTCACCCAGCAGCGCGCGACGCAGGAGGCGTACAACGCGGGCAAGTTCGGCCGCTACGTCACCGGCGGCGAGGCGCGGCACCCCACCCACACGATGGCCGACGGCCGCACGATGGGCACTGACTGATGCACAGGAGCAGACATGCCGTACTTGAAGGCCGCGACTGATGCCGCGTTCGGCCTCATGCCGTACACGGCCCCCTTGCGGGTCAATACGTATGTAAAAGGCGCCACGGTCAACATCTTCGCCGGGGACCTGGTCACCCTGCTCTCGACGGGCCTGGTCACCAGCCTGGCGGACCCTGCCATCGCGCGGCTCATCGTCGGCGTCTCGGCGGAAACCACGCTCAGCGCCTCGGCGGGCACCACGGTGCAGGTGTACGACCACCCCGACCAGCTCTACGTCTGTCAGGACGACTCGGTCGGCACGGCCATCGCGCAGACGCATCTCGGCAACGTGTTCGAGGTCACCGGGCTCACCCCCGGCACCGCCGCGCAGGTCACGCGCGGGCGGTCGATCACGCAGATGGACACCTCCACGGCGGCCGCCGCGGCTATCGGCGCGAGCGTGTTGCAGTTCGTCAAGATGCACGAGATCGAAGGCACCACCTTTCCCGCAACGGCGGCCCTGCCACGCAAGTGCGTGGTGAAAATCATGGCGGGCAGCCACTTCTACGCCACCGATTCCGGCGCCATCTAAAGGAGACCCTGAGCCATGGCGACACTCCGATCGGGGCTCCCAGACAACTACCTGGCGCGCCTCGCGTTCCTCGAAGACGTCATCAACGACCACATCAAGATCGAAGACGGCGTGGTCCCGTCCGTCATCAAGATCCGCGACATGGGCTCGCGCCCGTTCGTGAACACCACGACCATCGCCAGCTTCGGCTCCGTGCCGATCAAGGCGGAAGGGGCGGACGTCGCCTACGACGACCTCGCCCAGGGCTACAACAAGCAGTACCTGGCGGACACCTACGAGCTGGCCTTCCAGACGTCCAAGGAGGCCCTCGACGACGAGCAGGAGGAAGTCGTATCGGATGCCGGGCGCGCCCTCGGCGCGTCGATGACGTTCACCTACAACACCGATCACGCGAATCTGTACAACAACGGCTTCACGTCCACCGTGGGCTCGCCCGACGGGGCCGTGATCTTCTCGACCGCGCATCCGCTCATCGGAGGCGGCAACGGGTCGAACACGCTGACGACCGCGGCCGATCTCTCGGTCCAGTCGATGCGGGATCTGCTCAACGTCATCGCCGACACGGTGGATGACGCGGGCAAGCTGTTGCACTGGCGGCCACAGACGCTGCTGCTGCCGATGGAACTCGGGTGGCTCGGCAAGGAGCTGGTGCGCTCGACGGGGCGCCCCGACTCGTCAGACAACGCGATCAACGCGTTCAAGGATGACGATCTCAACGTCATCGTGTGGCCGTATCTCACGGACCCCGACGCGTGGTTCCTGTTGGGGGATGCGGCCACCATGAACCTGCGCTCGTACTGGCGGGAGAAGCCGAACCTCATGCATGACTGGTCTTTTGAGAGTTCGAGCATGAAGGTCAAGACCCGCGCCCGCTGGATTCGCGGCTGGAGCGATTACAAAGGTGTGGCAGGTTCGCCGGGGGCGTGACCGGACGGTTGTTCACGTTCTGAACACGGTTGTTCATGGAATGAACGCGGGTCCCGGGCTCGGGGGATCACCCTCCGGGTCCGGGGGCCGACACCATACGCCTGAATCGACAGGCTAGGGCGGGGAACCGCCCGAGGAAAGCCAAGGAGCCCGCATGGGTGCGTCAGGCGTCAGCGGCCCCTTCCGGGGCGCGTACAACATCTTCACCTTCGGTACCGCGTCCGTCGGCGCGAACACGGGCGCGCTCGGCACCATCCAGCAGAATATGTGGTCGTACACGATCCCCGCGGGCATGGACATCGTGGTGGTAGACGCGCAGATCTATTGCGGCGCCATCGGCACGAATACGCGGGTGAACCTGCTCGCGGGTGGGGCGTCGATCCTGTCGAACACGATCAACAGCGCCACCACAGCCGGGGTGGGCTTGGCCAGCCAGGGGCAAACGGTCGGCGTCGGCGGCGGGGTGACGGCCACGATCTCCAACGGGGTCTTCGGCACGACCGCCACCAGCATCATCGCGCCGGTTACGCCCTCGGCCCCGGTGTTGCGCTCCCAGGGCGCCTACATCGTCGCCGGGGCGACGCTCGCGGCCACGGTGTCCAACGGGGCCAACGCGACCAACCAGATCACGGGCACGATCCTGTGGTTCCCGGTGTCGCATCCGTCGCTCGTGCGTAGCGCGTTCGAGTAAGGGGGGCCGCCGACCATGGGCAGCTATACGGCGAATTTGCCGACGCTCACTATCGACGCGGGCTTTGCCTCGTCCTCCGTGCTCACGGGGTTCGAGGACGCCTCTGCGCTCATCATCATGGGGCCGGCGACCTTGACCGGGACCTGCACGGTGCGCGTCGCCAAGGAGTCCGACGGCGTGACCTCGTCGTCCACGTGGGCGGATTACCAGTCCGGTGGGTCGGATGTCACCATCACGAGCGGTGGCAATGCGGTGCAGTTCACGCCCCCGCTGGCCGGCTCACTCATTCTCGTCTCGGCGGCCAGCGAGGCGGCCCTGCGGGTGTTTCAGGTGCAGAAGCGGTTCAGCGTGGGAGGGGCCTAGCCCATGGACTTCGTCCAAGCGAAAAGCATTCTCGACAAGTTCGCGCAGGCATACCGCGCCGCGGAGTTCATGTCGCAGGCGCTCGAAGCCGCCGCCTCGCTGGAGCGGCGTGGGATGGAACTGACGAACAACGTGGAGCATCTCCGCAAGGAGCAGGACGCGCAGCAGACCTCGCTGACCGCCATGCAGGCCGGGTTCGTGCAGGCCAAGGCGCAGATGGAGGCCCAGCACGCCGAGCGGCTGGCGGCGCTGCGCGCGCAGGCGGACGCCGAGCGGACGCGGGTCAGCGCCGAGCAGGCGCAGGCCGCCGAGGCGGTGCGGACGGCCAAGGGGTCGCTCGAGGCGGCCACGGTGCGGGCGCAGGGGATCCTCGGGACGCTGGACGTGCAGATCGCGGACAAGACCAAGACGCTCGCCGCCCTGGAGCGCCAGATCGAGGCCCTCAAGGCGCAGGCGCAGAAGGTGCTGACCTAACCGGGGAGGGCCAGAGCGTGGGCGGACGAGTCAGACGTGTGGGGGGGGCGGTCGTGCTGTGCCTCGCGCTGGCGATCTCGTCGGCGTGGGCGCAGCCTGCCCCGCCGCCCGCGGGCACCTGGGCGCAGATCCCGAACACGAAGATCATCGACGCGATGGCGATGGCCGAGTTCTACAGCGGTCCAAACGCCTACAACCCACGGAGTCTCTTCGACTTCTCGGGCGGCGACCTGCTCCAACGCAATGGCGTCTGGGGCTTCGTCGTCACGGGTGGGGGCCATGCCGCGACGCCGGATAATTCTACGATCTTCGTCCCCTTCGATAGCTCCGGGGCGCGGCAATTGCAAGGGCCGTACACCTCGCCCGACGGCGTCTACCGCTACGACGTGCCCTACGACGTCTATAAGCCCTCGGGCATCTGGACCGACGCACGCAAGTCCGTTCACACCTACTCGTGCATCCTGACCATCCAGAAGGGCGGGCAGCCGTTCCTCTTCCTCTATGGAGGCTCGACGTATACGGGCGCGGGCGGGGGGACCGCGACGACCCGGCTGTTCGATCTGGCCCAGACACGGGCGCAAGCGATGGCGCGGGCCGATCTCGGCTGGCAGAAGGTGGCGTCGGCCCCTCGGGGCGCGACGTCGTCCAGTTGTGTGTGGGACGCGGCGGGCCAGCGCATCGCCGTCCGCTCGCAGAGTTTCGTGGGGGCGTACTACCCGGAGCAGAATCGGTGGGAACAGTGGGCGGTCAATCCCGTGGCAACCCTGTGCTGCGATTTCGCCTCCGCCCCAGCGTTCGACCCCGCGACCCGCACGCTCTATGTCCTCGGTGACGGCCTCGCCGAGCAGTACACCCTGGCGAACTGTCCGGGCACCGGGTGCTACGCGGACCTGAGCCAGCGACCGTGGGCCTCGCGCTTCGTCGCGCGAGGCATGCAGGGGCCGGGCGTGGCGTGGCACACCCGGACGAAGCAGATCGTCGCGTGGATGCAGGACGGCAATAGCCTCGACGTCATCAATCCGGCGACGAATACAAAGACCACGGTGCCGATGGGAGGGGTGACCGTCTCGGCGCCCGTGAGCGCGGGCACCTACGGGCGCTTCCGCCTGCTCCCCGGCACCGACACGGTGGTCCTCGCCAACTACGTCTACGAGAATGTCTATATCGGCACGGTCCCGTTCGGCGGGGCGCCGACGCCGGTGCCGCCACCGCCTTCGCCTCCGCCGCCGAGCGCGGTGACCTTTACGGCGCTCCCGGCGACGATGCTCGCGGGGCAACCCTCGGTGCTGACGCTGTCCCTGCCGGGGACGAACTACCACAACATCGTCATCAACGGCATCCGGCCGACCTGTGTGTGGGGCGCGACGAGCGGGGCGTGTACGATGACGGTCACGCCGCTGGCGACGACCCTCTATCAGGCCGCCGCGATCAACGCGGCCGGGACGCCCTACCTGATGCCCAGCGTGACGGTGACGATCCAGACCGCGCCCCCGCCCCCGCCGCCACCTCCGCCTGCGGTCGTCACGCTCTCCGCGCTCCCGGCGACGATCCAGCCTGGGCAGTCGTCGGTGCTCACCCTCGCGCTGCCGGGGCTGGACTACCACAATATTTTCATCAGCGGGGTTCGGCCCGCCTGCATGGCGGCAGGCTCGACGGCGACCTGTACCCTGGCCGTCACCCCGGCCGCCTCGACCGAGTACCAGGCGACGGCGACGAACGCGGCCGGGACCCCGTACACCATGCCGCGTGTGACGGTGACGGTGCAGGCCGCTCCTCCGCCTCCGCCTCCTCCTCCGCCCACGCCGCCGTCTGCGGGCACGATCACCGTCCCGCCTGGGCAGCCGATCCCTCCGCGTCAGTGGGTCGAGCGCCCGATGCCACCGCAGGGGCAGGCGTACATGGCCGGGAACGGCGGCAAGCATGGGCGGGCCTTCTACCACGCTGGGCTCAAGGGCCTGGTCTTCGCGGGCGGCGACTGGCGCTCGTCCATGTCGTGGCAGCTCGGGCTCGATGGGAACTTCGAGGGCTCGGAGATCTGGACGCTCAACGCGCTGACGGACACGTGGCGCCTCTTGCGACAGCTCTGCATCCCCGGTGCGGTGCAGCCGGGCCGCCCAGACTCGGTGAACTGGGCCTACGACAGCCTGCGGGACCGTGGACTCATGGCGCCGGGGTTCTACGCCATCACGCAGGGCGGGGCAAGTGCAGGATGCGGGGCGGTCGAGGGGTTCGGCGGCTACGCCTTCTCGTTTGCGACCAAGGCGTTCACGGGGCCGGACGCGCTCGCGGGCCTGCCGCCGCCCCCGAATGGCTGGGGCGGGGATGACGGGGCGGCCTTCGGGCTCTACGATCCGGTGGCCGACGAGTTCGTGCGCGTGCGCAATGGGCCACGTATGGAGCGCTTGAATCTGGCGACGCGGACGTGGCGGGTGCAGGAGCTGCGCCTCACGGCCGGGTGGAACCCCGTGCCGAACCGGGCGCAGCCGGTGATCGACGTGCAGGGCCGCGCGCTCTACTGGCTGGACACGGGCACGCGGTCACTCATCAAGGTGAGCCTCAGGCCGATTACCGCGACGAGCGTGAGTCAGACGCCCGCCGTGACGGCGATCCCGTTGCCCGCCGCCTACGTGGTGCCCGGCGATAGCAGTCAGGAAGTCTACCTCGCGTTCGACTCGGTGAACCGGGTGGTCGTCGTGCCGAACAACACGGGCATGGGGCAATCACCGATTGTGGGCCTCGGGCTCTACGCGGTGGACGCGGGGACGTGGACGTGGGAGACGGTGCCGACGGCCGTCTGGGGCAGCGTGTGGGGCTACGACGAACAGGTCGGGGCGCTGGTCGGGATCGGGAAGCGCCAGAGCCCGACGGCGTACTTTCTCTACAAGGTGCGGTAGATGCCGACTGTGGTCTTTCTCACCTCCGGCACGAGCTACACCATCCCCGCCGATTGGAACAACAACAACAACAGCATCGAGACCATCGGTGCCGGGGGCGGCGGCGGGGCGGGCACGACCGGCGCGGCCGTGAGCGCGGGCGGCGGCGGCGGTGGGGCGTACTCCAAGATCACCAACCTGACCGTGAGCGGCTCGGTCACGATTCAAATCGGCGCTGGTGGCGCGGCGGGCGTCGCGTCGGGCGGCAACGGCGGGACGGGGACGGACACCTGGTTCAACGGGGCGTCCCTTGCGGCGTCGTCCGTGGGGTCCAAGGGCAGCGGTGGGGGCCTCGCGGCGAATACTGCGGGGGCAGGCGGGGCGGCCGCGTCGGGCGTTGGGACCACGAAGAACTCCGGCGGGGACGGCGGCACGGGCTCGGGCACCAACGGCGGCGGCTCAGGCGGTGGTGGCGCCGCCGGCCCGAATGGCGTCGGCGCAGCGGGCGGTGGGAATGCGACCTTCGCGGGCGGTGGCGGGGGCGGCGGCAATGGCGGCGGCACGGCGGGCGCGGCGGCTCCCAGTCTGCTGGTCGGTGGGGATGGCGGCGATAACTCCCTCGGAGCGGGCAATGGGGTCGGGGGCGGGAACGGCGTCGCAGGCACCGCCGGCACGGTCGGCGGCGGCGGCGGCGGGGGCGGCAATGTCGCGATCGGCGGTGCGGGCGGGCCCGGGAACGAATATACGACGCATGGGTCCGGCGGGGGCGGGGGCGGCGGCGGCGGGGACGCGGCAGGGACGAATGGCGGGCTCTACGGCGGCGGCGGCGGCGGCGGGGGGTCGTTCGCCGGCGGCAGCCGCAATGGCGATATCGGCCGTGCCGGGCTCATTGTCGTGACCTACACGCCCGCGCCTATTCTCATCAGACGCGCAGGCGCGTATGCCTAACAGGAAACGCTAGTGCCCATCATCACCTCCATCGTCCTCTGGGACCAGCCGCAAACGGACGGACGCCGCTATATCCGCGAGCGGCACACCGATCAGCTCGGCGTGGTCCAGTTCCGCGACTATCTCGCGGCAGTGGGCGTCGTGATCGCGGACGGCTTCCCGGCCATCGTGGCGCTGCTCAATCAGGCGCTGATCGATCAGGAGATTCAGCGGAACCTTGCGGAGATTTACGAGAAGGGACAGCTGGCCGTCGTCCGCGTCCAGTACGCCTCGGCCGCTGAGAACGGCGCGGCGGCGCGGCTGGCGTACAAGACGGCGACGCGCGAGCAAGTGATGGCGCTGGGGGCCTACCTGAACACGCTGTCGAACGTGACGCTCGGCAATCTCTTCGGGCTCGCGGGGGCGGCGCTGACGGCGTTCCGCACGCGGTTGCAGACCAAAGCGACACAATGGGCGGAGTATCTCGCCCAGGCGGGGGAATAGATGGCTGGACCGTACTACGTCCGTTCAACCGATGGCAACGACGCTGACACCGGCCTGACGTGGGCGCTCGCCAAGGCCACGCTCGCGGGGGCGCTGGCGGTCGCGGCGGCGGGGGAACGCGTCTGGGTCAGTCAGGCGCACGCGGAAACGCAAGCGTCCGCGATGACGCTGACCTCGGCGGGCACGGCGGCATCGCCCGTGGAGATTCTGTGCGGGAACGACGCGGCCGAACCCCCGACGGCCCTAGCAACCACCGCGACCATTTCTACCACAGGCAATAGCGGTATCACGATCAATGGCTTTGCATACCACTATGGGATTGCGTTCAACTGTGGATCTGGTGCGAACTCACCCATTCTGAGTCTTTGCAACACTGCCGGTAATGGGCAGATATTTGACACCTGTACGCTAGCAATTCTTGCCACGGGGACTGGATCGTACATCATCGTCAATGGAGCAAACGCTATCTGGACGCTGGTGGACTCTAAGTTAGTCTTTGGTAATGTGTCGCAGGTAATCTACGCAGTAAACGGCGGTGGTATGTTGACCATGATCGGCGGAAATATCGCAGCGACGGGTAGCGTACCAACAACGCCCTTTAAGTCATTCTATCCCGGTCATATACGTCTACGCGGGGTGGATCTCAGTGCGTTCGGTGCTGGGAAGAGTTTGGTCCTGATGGAAACAAGTGCAATGCTTTGTCGATTTGAACAATGCAAGCTCGGTGCCTCCGTGGCGCTGACGACTGGAGCGGCGGCTGGTGCCGAGGTGTTTCTCAGCAATTCCGACTCGGCCGATACACAGTACCGGATGCAACTCCACGCGCCCTTTGCGGGCGACATCTACTCCGAGACAACGGTGGTTCGCACGGGCGGGGCCTCGGACGGGACGACGCCGCTCTCGCACAAAATGGTCAGCAGCGCCAACGCGAAGTTCGTGCGGCCGCTCTATGGGCCAGAGTTGGTCATCTACAATGCGGTGGTTGGTAGCGCGAAGACGGCGACAGTCGAGATCGTCCATGACAGCCTGACGGCGCTCACCGATGCGGAAGTCTGGCTGGAGGTCGAGTACCTCGGCACGAGCGGCTTCCCGCTCTCCCTGTTCCTCACGGATCGTGCCGCAGACATTCTCGCCACGCCCGCCGATCAGACGGCGAGCAGCATCGCGTGGACGACGACGGGGCTCACGAATCCGAACAAGCAGAAGCTCGCCGTGACCTTCACACCGCAGGAAGTCGGGATCATCCGGTGCCGCGTGGCGCTGGCGAAGGCGTCCTATACGGTCTACGTGGACCCCCTGATCGTGGTGGCCTAAGTGGCCGCGATCCAGTACCTCGTGCCGGGCGGAGCATATATCAACGAGGGAACGAGCCAGATCGAATACCTCGTGCCGGGTGGCGCGTATGTGGACGAGACGAGTCAAGCGGCGGCGGGGGCGGCCACAACCTATCCGCAACTAGAACGCTTCGGAAGCCGAGGCATCGAACGCGGCATCCTGACAGGAGTGCGCTAGACCATGCCCATCCCCAGGCGCTATGGCGTGCAGGATACGATCAACTTCCCGATGATCAAGCGCGGGGTGGTGGATTTTGCCACCTCGTCGGACTGGACGCCCGTGCAGTCCGATACGCGCGTGCAGCTCGACACGGCGAGCGCCTCCTACGCGACGAACGTGGTCTCCGCGACGGGCAGCCGGTGGGTGCTGACACTCACGGCGGCGGAACTCTCGGCGCGGAAGATCGGGGTCTTCATCATCGACGCCGCGACGAAAGCCGTCGAGGACCAGGACATCGAGATCGAGACCTACGGGTCCCCGCTGGCCCAACAGGGGTTCGACTACACGGTGGCGACGATCACGCTGTCGCAAGCCGCGTTGAACGCGCTGGCTGTCCAGGTCGTCAACACGGTCTGGGCCACGGCCTCACGGACGCTGACGAGCGCGGAGTCCATCAGCGGCATTCGGAAGAACGTGGCGCTCGCCAAGTTCGAGTTCCTGATGACAGACTCGACGAACCACGCGCCGGTCACGGGCAAGACCGTCACCGTCACGCGCTCCATCGACAACGGCGCGTTCGCGGCCGGGACGCTCTCCGCCGTCACCGAGATCGCCTTCGGCATCTATTCCGTGGACTTCGGTGCGGGGGATCTCAACGGCACCGTCATCACGCTCCGGGCGACGGCGGCGGCCTCCGACGATCTGCTTGTCACGATTGTGCCAGATCCATGAGTCGGGCGATTGCGTGGCGACATCAGGGCGGCGGGGCGCATGGGCATGTGTTCGTGTGGCCGACACTGGGCACAGGCGGGCAGCCACTCACGACGTTGTATCGACCCTGGCGTCTCTACGGACGCAAGGGCGGGGCGCATGGGTCACTGTTTGTGTGGCATGCGGAAGGGTCGGCGGGGGCAGGTCCGGCAGCTGGCCGCAAGCTCATCAGCCAGGCGCTCGCCGCCACCATCCAGACGGAGCTGACATGACCCTCGCCCTGGCCGGCGTGCTCTTCCTCGCGCCACTCTGGGCCTGGTACATCGGCGCCGCGTGGCCGCCGTCGCTGCGCGACAACGCGCTGAAGACGCTGGGGGCCGCCTCGGTCGTCATGGTCGCCACCGCGTGCTGGCCGCTGGCGATCCTGTGGGGGCTGGCCCTCTGGCACTGGACCGATCCCGACGACGCCCAGCAAGCGGATCTCCAGCCGCCCATCGCAGGCGTGCTCGCCATCGGCACCGTGGCCGCGATCTTTCTGCTCACCGCGCAGGTGCCCGTGGCGGAGATCGGCTGGGTGCGCGGCGCCATCCTCGCGGGGGGGCTGGGCCAGATCGGGGTGCTCGCCTGGCAGGCCGCCAAGCTCTTCCAGGAGCGGCACCGGGGCTACACGTATCACTTCTGGCGGGACAGCTTGCGCGGCTCGATGGGCAACCGCGTCGTGACGGGCGGCTTTCTCGCGTTCTGCTTCGCCCTGGCCCCAGCCCCACTCCTCCCGATCTTTGGCCTCGGCGTGCTCGCCACGCACTCGTTCACGGCACTCGGCGCTACCGCCGTGGCGCTCGCCATCCGGTTTCCAGGGTGGGCGCTCGTGTGGGCCCCGGCCGCACTCCTCGCGGCGGGAGTCTGCTGGCACTGGCGCGGGCACCCCCGCGACTCCGTGCGCGGTCGGGCCGACATCTGGTGGCTCGTCTGGCACTCCTGGCTGGAGGACACGTGGCGAGGCCGCCTGCTCGGCCACGGGCACTGGACGTTTTCACGTCGCGCCCGCTGGTGGCATTCGCAGGGGCTCGTGCGGGACATCTACTCCCACGCCCATCAGGACGCCTTGCAGGCCCTGATCGAATATGGCGCGGTCGGCGTGCTCGCGCTTGGCGCCTGGCTGGCGCTCCTCACGCGCGGCATGGCCGTGGGCGACCCCTGGACGGCGGCGCTTGCGGCGGGGCTCGTGGTGGGCATGAACCAGTTCACGCTGCATCTGCCGCATACCGGGCTCCCGGTGGTGGCGGCGGCGGGGGTGCTGTGGGGGCGAGGGGGATGAGCTCGACCGTGTCCTGGACCATCGTGCAGCAGCGACGGGGGTTCTCAGGAAAGAACACGAGCTGCCAGATGCCGAGCGTGTCCAAATTGGGGATGGCCTGGAGTTCCCCGATGCGGGATCCATTGACGAGCACCGAGCCCGCCCGGCACCAGCGGCGCAGCTCCGCGTTGCTGGGCCGGCCCCGGCGCTCCAAGCTGTGCGGCAGCCACGGGTATCCGCTGAGAAACGCCAGCGCCGTCATGGGGGGAGTCTAGCGTGACCCCGACCCGGTGGCAACGCGCGATCGCCCGTGTGCGCGGTCCTGACCGGCCCGACCGGCACTGGCGGCACACGGTCGCCGAGATCCTCGAGCTGCCGCTCCGGCCGCCCACGAACACGCGCAAGAACCGCCTGGGCCGCAAGGCGATGCAGGAAGTGACGATCTATCTCGGGGAGGACAACACGATCTACGTCCAGCACCTCTCGATGGCCGGGAAGGGGCAGGCGGAGGTCGCCATCCGCATGTGCTGGGAGGCGATGCAGCACCTCGCCATGCGGGCCGGGCTCGTGCTGGACCTCCCCACCCACGCCGCGGTTCCGGTGCAGATCATGTCTGCGCCACCCCCGCCGCTCGCGCCCGAGCCCGCGCTGGTGGCCGCAGACAACGGGAGCCCCTGATGCCGCTGAGCACCGCGCAGATCCTGACGCGCTGCATGAACAGCCTGCGGCTGCCGGAGTCGAACACGACCCAGCAGACCCGCGTGCTCGACATCCTCAACGAGGTCTACCGCGACATCCTGGCGAAATACACGTGGTACTGGCTCGTGAAGCGCCAGGTGTTCAACACCACGGCCAAGGTCACCACCGGCACGATCGATGTGGCGAGCGGCAACGCCCAGGCCACGCTCTCGGCCTCGCCGGGCGTGGTCCTCACAGGCCGCAAGCTCGTGATCCCATCCAACGCCTCGGATTCGGCCACCTACCGGGTCTCGGACTCGATGGCGACGTTCTCGACGCTCTCGCTCGACGCCGCGTACACGGGGCAGACGGAGGCGAGCGCGTCCTACCGGCTCTACACGGATGAGTACAGCCTCGCCACGGATTCGGGCCGGGTCCTCTTTGTCAAGCGGTTCGGCTTCACCCAGAAGCTGGAGATCCTGAACCCGGAAGAGATGCAGACCGTCAAGGGCTTCGACGTCTCCGAAGGCCCGCCGCAGTCCGCGGCCCTGTGGGAGTTCGAGACCACCGGCGACCCGACGACACCGCGGCGGATCACGCTCTGGCCGTATCCGGATCAGGCGTACCGGGTGGAGGTCTGGTACAAGCAGCGCGGCAACGCGGAACTCTCGGGCACGGCCCGCCCGCTGATCCCGGACGAATACGCGCAGGTGCTCGTCTACGGCACGCTGTCGCGGGCGTACCCGATCCTCCTCAACGACACGGAGCGCGGGACGTACTATCTCCAGCTCTTCAACGACGTGCTGAATCTCATGGTGGCGCAGCAGCGCGAGTATGAGGGCCATCCGTCCTTCGTGCCACGGGACACGCACCGGCAGTTCTACACCAGGACGACGCGCCGGACGGCCGCCAACTCGGATCTCGGCTCGATGTTCGATCGGTTCCCATTCAACCCGGCCTGGGTCCTCTGGCTCGTGCTGGGCCTGCCCGGTGCCTAATCCCTGCGGGGAACTCCCGCTCACCGGGCCTGATGGCCCCACGGGCGTCATCGTGCTCAAGAAGATCGCCGACGATACCTATGAGCAGTACGGCTCGATCGTACTCAGCACGACCAGTCTCACCCAGGTCACGCTCTCCGGCACCTTTGACCCGGGCATCGGCGCCATCGAAACCACGACCACGTTCCGCGAGGATTTCCATTCCCGCGTGAACCTCACCAAAGACGATTCCGTCTATGCGTTTCCCTCGGGCGCGTGGGGCCAGCCGACGAACGCCACGGGCAGCTTCGTCTCGGTGGTGGCCGTGGCGACGATCTCGGGGGCGATCGGCGTGCGCGGCAACGGCACGGTCGCCTCCTCGCTCTCATTCTCGCGGGACGAACGAAGCTTTACGCAAAAGACGAACTCCAACGTGAACCGCAACCCGACGTACTGGGTCCGGTGGGCGCAGTTCGGCGGCGGGGCCGCCACGCGCTCCATCGGCTGGACGGATGCGGCCCTGGCCTCGGCCCCTGGCAATGCGCTGTTCTGGCGGCATACGGCCAGCGGCACCATTACGGCCGTGGCCCGGTCTGGCGGCGCCGAAACGACGCTGGCGAGCAGCACAAGCGCCGCCAACGGGGTCTATCACGCGGGGCGCATGGTGGTGGCGGGCGCAGGCACGGCGGTGCAATGCCTCCTCGACGGCGCCGACATCGGCACGATCAGCACGAACATTCCTACGGCGGACCTGTTCCCGAGCATGGGCACCTCCGACCCATCGACCGCCAACGGCCTCGACGTGGATTATGTGGCGATGAGCCAGCAGCGGACCGCGTGATGGCTGAACCCGACGGCCCGACCGGCGTCATCACGCTCAAGCAGATCGCCGACATGACGTATGAGCAGTACGGCGCGATTGTCTTGCGCGAGACGGGGCTCACGCAGGTGACCGCGTCCGCTGAGGCGCGCACCCTGCTCTTCCAGCCGAACATCGAGCAGCAGGTGACGTGGATCGAGGAGTTCGCGGCACGTATTCAGGGGGCGCCGAACCCGTCTCAAAGCTCGCCGGTCAACGCCCAGGAGGCGTCCTGGCCCGGTGGCGCGTGGGGGATGACGCTGACGCCCCAGGCCCTCCTTGACGGCGCAGTGCGCTACGACACGGCGGGGGTGACCGGGAATACGGAGCTGCAAACCGATGAAACGCAGGGGCTCCAAAAGGCCACGAGCCACGTGAATCGCAATCCGACCTTCTACATGCGCTTCGCGCACGCGGGCGGCACCGATGCGGGCATCCGGGGCATCGGCTGGCATCGCGGCGGCGAGAGCTTCGCCACGGAGGCGAGCGCCAAGCTGGGCGCCATCAATTTCCGGTGGCAGAACGGCGGCACGTTGATCGCCGTGTGCAGTCGGAATGTGGCTGGCGTGGGGCAGGAAACGACCATGAGCACCGGGGTCACGATGGCGACGGGCAGTTACCACACGGGCCGCGCAGTCGTCACGGGGGCGGGGGCGGCCGTGGAGTTCTTCGTGGATGGCGTGTCCAAGGGCAGTATCACGACCACTATCCCGGATGAAGCCCCCGGCCCCGGTGGGACGTTCCAGTTGACCCCAGGGGTCGGCTCGACCAATGGCCCCGGCGATGTCATGGACGTGGATTACATGGCCTGCTCCCAGCAACGGACGGCCTGATGGCCTCCTCTGAACTGCGCGACGTCTTTCTCCCGGCACTCGGCGGGGTGGACACCGCGACCGACAGCCTGCTCTTGAAACCCACGGACCTCTCCGTGGCGACGAACATGGAGTACGAGCAGCACGGGGGTCGCTTCAAGCGCGGCGGGACGATCCGCTATAACGCCAACGCCATCACGCTCTCGGGCACCGCAGCCACGATCTCGGCGATGGCGGATTTCTGGCGGTTCGGGACCACCCTCACGGCGACGCAGCAATTCGTGGTGTCGGCGGCGACGCAGTCAGCGGGGGCCATCTACTCCGGCGATGCGGCGGGTGTCCTGACGCTGCGCAAGGCCCCCTGGGGCGCGGCGGGGCGGCGAAACTCCATTCAGATCGCGCAGGGCTTGGCCGTGCTGTCCGACGGCGTGGACACGGCGCAGATCTGGGACCAGACCACGATGTCCACCATTTCGCTCTGTTTCCCGGTGTTCTCCGCGTGTAAATACCATCTCCGCCGCCTCTTCTACTACGGGGTCTCGGGGAGCGCCACGGCGTCGTCTTCTGTGGGGTATACCGCCGCCGGGAATATTCGTGACGCGACGGGCTCGGATGCTGGCGCATTCATCTTCGACGAGGACGACGGAGACCGCGTGGTCGGGGTGTCGGAACCCTGGCGGGAGCGGCTCCTGATCTTCAAGGGCCCGACGCGCGGGTCGGTGCATCAGATCGGCGGCACGAGCCCCGTCACCTTCACCAAGGGCGTTGTCTTCCGGCAGGCCGCGCCGTGTGTGGCGAATGCCGGGATCATCACGACCTCGAACGACATCTTCTGGATGTCGCGCTATGGGATGCACTCCTTGCAAGCGACGCAGAAGTACGGGGACACGGAGGAAGCGTACATCTCCTTCCCGGTGCAGAACCAGTTCAATGAACTCAATACGGCCCGACTGGATCAGTCGGTGGGCTTCTACAACCCCATTCGGAACATCATCGGGTGGGCGGCACCGAATGGAACCAGCATCGTGAACAACACGGTGTTCGTCTACCACTATCTGCTGAACTTCTGGTCGATCTGGACCTTCACGGACTTCGACGCGGCATCCTTCATGCTGGCGCTGGACCCCCTCGCGGGCTCGCAAAAACCTCGCCTCTTCATCGGGGATTATGCGGGTGTCATCCACGCGGGGGATCAAACCGTGAAGTCCGACGGCGCGGCGCCGTACACGGACACCACGACCACCCCACCGATCTTCGTCTTTCAGGGGAAGGACGCGCTCACGGAAGCCGTCTTCTCGGGCGTCACGACGTTTGTCCGGCCCACCGGGGCCACGTGCAGCCTCGCGGTCATTCAGGATGGTCGGACCACGCATTACAGCGTGGATCTCTCCAACACGGCGGTCAACTACGTCGAGACCCCGCTGGACGGGGATCGGTCGCGCTCCATCCAGCTCGAATGGAAGCAGGACCAGGCCGGGCAGGATATGCACCTGCTCGGGTTCGCCATCCGCTATAAGCCGGCCGACACGCAGGCACGGGAGAGTTCCTGATGGCCCTCCAGCTACCGCCGGATCTGTTGCAGGCGCTCCACGGGATGGTGCCGACCGCGCCTCCGCCGACCACGGCGAACCTTCCGCCTGGGCTCCGTGGCATGCTGGGCAGCGCCCCGCTGGGCAGCGCCCCGCCACCGTCTCCGCAAGCGCCGACGCCGCGCTTCACGCCGTGGACCGGGGCGGCGCCCTCGCAGGCTCCGCTGGGGGCGACACCGGGGCCTGGCGCGCAACCTGGCGCGCAACCTGCGGGTCAGCCTGGAGCTCAGGCGCGCTTCACGCCGTTCACGGGGAGCACGGCCCCGAGATCCGGCAATCTTGGCGGGCAGATCAACGTCAATCCGAGCGGGAACCCCACGGTGGACGCGATCCGGCGTGCGCTCGGCGCACTGGGCGGCGGCGTAGGCGGACTCAACACCGCCAACCAGCTGCTCGGCGGCAACGCCTTCGGCGGGCTCGGGGGCTATCTCCCGGCGCTGAGCGGGCTGTTGGGGCTCGGCGCAGGGGGGCTCGGCATCGCCAACGCAATCCAGCAGGGCAACATTCCGGGCGCGATCGCCAGCGGGGCAGGCACGCTCGGTGGTGTGGCGGCGCTGGGTGGCACAGGGGCGCTCGGTGGGGCCGGGACGGCGCTCTCAAGCGCCGTGGCGCCCGTGCTGGGCACCCTCGCCCTACCATTGGCGGGCCTCGGGCTCTGGGCCTCCAACGAAGACGCCCAGCGGGCCAACAAGATCCAGTCCGCGCTTCGGGACACGCGCAACATCCGGCGCGATTTCGGGGTAGCGTGGCCACAATTGGAAGGCGGCGGCCGGGCCTATGACTCGATGCTCCAGGCGTTCTCGGCCATGACGCCCGAGCAGCAGCTCCAGGCGCTGCCCGGCATCATCGAAGGCGCATCCACTGGGATCGGCGCGAAACCGGCGGTATCGCAATTCATCTCCACACAGGGTGGGCGGCATGGCACGCTCCCAGGGGGCCCAAGTGTGTCGCCTGTTGATGTCTCCGGCTTTGAGTCCGAGTCCGGTCTCCTCACGGTCAAATCGGTCCTCGCCAATATCGCGGCACGCGACAAGCTGGCGCAACTCGGAGCACCCTATGATGAGGCCCTTCGGGCGCAAGATCCCATGTCCGCGCTTCGTGACTTGGATTCGCGGTGGTTCTATGGCCCACAGATTGGGGACGCACGGCCGTATATCGAGGGCGTGGAGGAGTACCAGGGCGGCTACACGCAAGCGGACCTGCCCAACTGGCCCACACCTGGGGAAATGGTGACCATCACCACACCCGGCGGTCGGCTCCAAGGCATCCAGGCGCTCCTGACGCGGCTCGACCCGAATTTCAGTCAGTCACGGTTGGCGCCGATGTTCGCCGAACTCTTGCCGTTTCTGGGCGGACAGGTGAGCCCGAGCGCGCAGGCCACCATCGCGCAACAAGGCGTCGCCGCCAACAAGGCCTACCAGGACCGGCTGCTCCAGGAGCAAAATCAGCGGATGCTCGAATTGGCAGGCAGCGGCAACTTGCCCCAGTGGCTCGGGGGCGGGGGCACGTTCGGGTAAGATGCATACCGTGAGACGTTGCAAGGAGGTGAGGCACCGTGGCTGAGTTCTCGACGGATACCAGTTTCCTGCCCGACCTGTTCGGCGGGGGACAGACCTACGACGTGCCGGGCATTGATTGGGGTGGGCTATTCGCCGACCCCGGCTTTCTTGACTGGCTCACGCTCGGGCCAGGTCTGACGCCGAACCTCGGCGGTGAGCAGCAGTATTTTCTCGATACGCAGAATCCCGGCAGTCCACCGCTCACGCTGGCGCAGGTCTTGGCCATTGATCCGACGTTCCAGGCACCAGCGCCGTCGGGCGGCATCGCGGGACTCCCCGGCGCGGAGCCTTCGACGCCACAGACCGGCACGAATCTGCCGACGGGGGCACCGGCGTCACCGCAGCAACTCAGCACCCTCGAGCAGACCCTCCGGCTGGTGCCCGGCACGCTCTCGGCCTTTGCGGGGCTGGGCCTCTCTGCCGCGGCCATTGCGGGGCTCTTCGGCGCCGGCGGTGTGGGCCAGCCGGGGACGGCGACGCAGACGACCACGACCACGCCGAACGCGATCACCAGCCCGCAGGTGCAGCAGCTCCTCGGCTCGCCGGGCACGGTCACGGCCGGGGGCGCCGGGGCAGGCGGGTATACAGGCGGGACGGGATTGCAGGGCGCGGCGGGGCAGGCGTCGAGCAATCTCCAGGGGCCGCAGGGGCTCCTGCAAGGCCAGATCAACGCCATCCCGCAACTGAACCCGGCGATCCAGGCGGCGATCGGCCAGAACGCGCTCGGGTTCTCGCAGGGCAACGTGCCCACGCTCAATAATCCCCAAGCGCAAGGGTATTTCGACAACATCCTCGGCGGCCAGAACGCCTCGGTGGACTACCAGACGGCGAACTCGCTGGAAGCCGCGCTCCAGAGCCTGCGCGGCCGTGGCTTCGCGGGCGGTGCAGAGGTCTTCCGAGAGGGCGCCCCGGCCGCGGCGATGGGCCCGGTGGTGGCCCAGGGCAACGCGCAGCGGGCGATGAATCGCGGCAACGTGGACGCGCAGCGGCTCGCCTACGCCACGCAGTTGCCTCGACTCGGCGCGGATCTCGCCGCGGCGCAGATGAACCAGGCGCAGATCCCGTTCGGCGCCTACACCGACACGGCGCGCACGCAGAGCCAGATCCCGCTGGAGCTGCTCCGGCTCCTCACGGGGCAAGGCGGGAGCAGTTCGGTGCAGACCAGCACCGGGGCGTCGCCGAACTTCTTGCAGACCCTCGCGCAACTCGTGCCGGTCCTCGGGGCCGCGGGCGGCGCGTTCAATGCGCCCAGCGTGACAGGCTCCCCCGCCAATGCCCTCACGGGGGCGCCGGGCCAGCCGAGCCTCTTTGACCAGTACGCGCAGCTCTTCGGGAGCCGGGCATGACCGAGCGATTCATTCCGGCCGACGAGATCGCCAGCCAGATGGGCTCGGGCGTGGACCCGGCGAATACCGCGCTCATGGAGGCGCTCGCGCAGATCCGGCAGGCGCAGGCCCAGCCGCTGCTGTCGCAGGATCCGATCTCGCAGCTCGGCGTCTCGCTCCAGGGCATCGCCGCGGGCTATCGGGGCGAGCCCAATCCCGCCGTCCAGCAGGCGCTGGCGATCCGGCAGCAGCAGCTCGGGAGCGCCCAGCAGGGCTTCCAGAACCAGCTGGGACTGGCGAATCTGGGTCTCCAGACACAACAGGTGAAAAATCAGACCTCTTCTGAGAATAGGCGGGATCTGCTTGATCGTCTCAAATTACAAGAGCAAACGACAGATAAGATGATCGAGAACCCGAACCGGGCGGTGCGTCTCTACGGCTACCAGCAGAAAATGAAGACGCCGATCGAGTATGGGGGACTCCCACCTGGGTCTGATCCAGAGAAGCTGGCCAACTATCCCAAGAGTGAATTGGAAGGCGCGAACGACGCCGCCGTGTGGTTGATGACCGTGGGAGAAAATCCCCGTGACCCGAAGTGGGGCGGGCGATTCGATCATGTGCCGGTCGAGCAGTATGCCTCCCTCATCGCGGCGAATCCGCTGGCGGCGCGTGGCTTGCTCAAGAAACCCGGCACAGAGGCAGACTTTCTGAAGTTCATGGGCTCGACTATTCGATCACTCCCGCCAGGCACACAAACAGAGATACAGCAGCGGGCACTGGCCGCTATCGAGGAGAGCACGCCGGTCAACTATGGATTTGATGTGAACCGCATGGGCGGGGCGCTGGCCTCGACAGACCCGACATTCGGGCAGTGGAATCCGAAGGCTCCACGACCTGACCAGCTCGCAAAGATCAGCGAAGCCCTCCTGGAAGAGCGGAAACCCGGGCTTGAGCGTCTTGTGCAAGCAATCCAGAAGGAAAAAGATCCTGTGAAGCGGGCGGCTCTTGTCGAGCAGAAAAACGCCCTCATCGCCGCCACAGCCGAAGCGGCCGGCCAACGCACGGCGGCCGTGGTCGGGGCAACACCCATGAATGAGACACAGCAGAAGATCATGGCCGGGCACCTCGATAACCTCAGTGTGATTGCCCAGTTCAAGGCGTTCACAGCAAAGGAAATCAACACCTATACAGGTATCCTCAAAAACCCGGTTGAGCGCGCGAAGATGTTCTATCAGGCGAACGCGCCAGCCGCCTTGGGGGGCGGCGCGGTGGACGAAAAGTTCGCGCAATTCGAGGCGCTCATGGGGTTGTTTCAGAAGGGCTATTTTGCCCTCGGCGGGAAGCAATTGACACCCTTTGAAGCAACCGTCGCGCGCATGAGCACACCGACCGGTCGTGAGAAAGGCGGCGCGGTGGATATGCTGGCGAAGATTGACTATCTGGAGAAGTTCACGAAGATCTCCATGGAGGTCACCAAGACGCTCGCGGCAACCGGGAAGAGCAAGCTGCTGGAGCCGGAGTTCTTCGATAATTTGCTGAAGGGCGCCATGCTCAAGGCGGGGATGCGCCTCCCCGGCGATGCAACACTTGAACCGTGGCGATCCACTGAGCCCCCAAAGGGGAACTGGAAACGTGTCGGGGGGACTCCCTAATGGCAGAGAACGACGTCATCATTCGCCGCCTCGGGACGAACGATCTGTATCAGGGCTCCGGCGACAGTGTGCCGGATGGATTCGAAGTGATCGGGCCCGCGAGTGGTGTCGGGGCCACGCCGGAGCAATATGTCACGAAGCCGGAGACGAAGCAGAACACGAGGCAGCAGGAGATTGACGCCTATTTTGCTGCGAGAAGCCCGCTTGCGCAACTGAAGACACTCGGGAATCTCGGGAAGCAGTCCGCCTTGCCCACGATTGGCGCCCTAGGGGGCGCGGCGCTTGGCGGGCGACTCGGGACACCGGGGCGTATCGTAGGAGAATCTGCGGGCAGTATGCTCGGCACCGCGGGCAACATGGCGCTCGGGCTTGAGCCGTGGAGTGCCACGCAACTCGGTGTAGCCGGTGGTCTCGGGCCGGCGATGCGCATGGCTGGGGGCGTGGGTCGGAAGGCGCTGGAGATTGGTGCGAAGATGTTGCCGGGATCAGCCGTTGCCCGCCATGAAATGGGTCGCGCGGCAATGGAAGGACTCGGGCCAAGTCTGTTGCCGAAACAGGCATCCGGGCCAATTTACGCACAGGTGGAAGGCATGAACCCCACGATGTGGGTGCCCCATGTGGCCGCGGTCACGCAGGAGATCGAAACCCAGATTCTCAAGAATCCGCTTCAGAGCCTAGAGAGCGCGGGGCTCAAGACCGTGGTGGGGGAGCTCAAGACCTGGATGGGCATGACGGCCTCACTCGCCCAGCCACCGACTGAGGCCGTGGCTCGGCGTCTCACCACGGATGTTCCAGCCGTCCAGTTCGAGAATCTCTGGGCCGCTTCCAAATCACTCCGCGCCAAGATTCAAGATGGGTTGCGGGATGGGAGCCTCCCGTGGGGACGGGCCATTCAGATACGCAAGGCGATGCTGGCGGATCTCGAATCTGCCGCGCAACAGCCCGGCACGGCCACCAATCTTCTGAAAACAGCGAACGAGTCGTTCAAGAAGGAAGTGGCGAGTGATACCCTGGGCGACTATGTGCGCTTGCAGGGGATGGCGGAACGTCACGTTGGCGCATCGACGGTCCTTGAACTCAAGCCTGCCAAAGTGCTCGAATGGATGCGGAAGGACCCCGCCGACATTATGCGCCTTCTCGCTCCAGAAGAGCGAGCGGCCATTGAATCGACGCTCAAGGCCATCGTGAAAAACTCCCCTCGGTTACCGCCCGCAGAAGGTGCGAGCACGATCTTTCGGGCGGCTGGACGACTCGCCGGGAGCCTCGCGTTCGGCAGCGGCCTGAGCCATTATGCCGGCCAGCAAGGGCCGGGGGCCTATGCGCTCTCTGCCGCAGCGGGCGCGCTCACCTTCCAAGCCATGAATACGGTCGAGAAGGCCCTGATGACCGAACCCGGTCGGAAGCTCCTCGAAGCCGCCATGAAGCATGGTCCCTTTCTCGACCATCCGAAGCTCGCTGCGCTTGCCATCGCTTTGCGAAGCCCCCTCATGGCTGAGGACACCGAGCGTCCAGCGGGGCCCACGGCCGACGAGAAGAAGATTTTGAAAGCTGCGGAGTAGCCATGACCGACCGCCGCCGAGGGGACGCGGACGGCTGCACCGACCACGAGGGGCGGAGCAACGGGCTGGAGATCGGCTACAGGGGCTTCAAGCTCAACGCCCGAGGGATGGGCGTCTATCTCGCCCTGGCGGTCCTCGGCCTCATTCTGTCGATCCTCTTCTCGGGCTACCTCACCAAAGAGGCGGTCCTAGCCGGGAATAAAGAACACGTGACGCTCCGCACCTCGCAGGACCGCACGGCGTGCATTGTCGCCATGACGCCGGAAGAACGGACAGAGTTCAGGAAACAGTTCCATCCGGGCGCGTTCGCGAAGTCGTGCCCGTGGATTGTCGAATGACGATCCTGGAGCAGCTCAAGCGCGACGAGGGCCGCCGGCCTCAGCCCTATCAGGACACGCGCGGGGTCTGGACCGTGGGCTACGGACACAACCTCACGACGGGCGCGCTGTCCGAGGACGCGATGGCGCAAATCCTCGCCGACGACCTCCAGGCCGCCGACACGGCCTGTCGGCAGCTCCCCATCTGGCAGCGGCTCTCGGACGCGCGCAAAGGCGTGCTGCTCAACATGTGCTTCAATCTCGGATTTGCTGGGCTGATGCAGTTCCGCAGTATGTACGTCGCGCTGGAAACCGGGGACTACGAGACGGCGGCGGCCGAGATGCTCGACTCGACGTGGGCCCGGCAGGTCGGCGCACGGGCGGACCGCCTGGCGCGACAAATGGAGACGGACACATGGGTCTGAGCGGCCGGACTCGGTGCCAGCGGTGCGGCTTGTTCGTCTGGGTCTGCCGCTGTCACGCGCGACGGTCCAGAAGGAGTCCATGATGCGCGCGAAACTTGCGACTCTCATCCGGAACAACTGGAAGGGCGCCGTCGTCGGGGCCGCCGTGATGGGCGCGACGGCCTTCGGGGGGCCGATCGCGGGCAAGGTCGTGGCGGTCCTCGCCCCCAAGGCGCTCCAGCACGTCAGCGACACGCCGATCAGCGCCATCAAGGACCGCGAGAGCCCGTTCAGCCGGGAGGCGATCACGCACGAGCCGAAGGAGGTCACGCTGCGGATCACGGCACGGGAGCGCGCGATGCTGGCGGAGGTGGCTGGGGACTGGGGGATCGAGGGGCGCTTGCGGTGCGCGGTGGTGCCCAAGAACTAATCGTCCTTGGGCACCTGATCGGTTAGCGCGTGCCGGATGAACCCAGTGTAATCGAACCCAACGCGGCCGACGCGGACGTGTAGCTCGCCGTGGGCACGGAACTCATGTAGTTCACAACACCCGCCGTAACTCCCACATTCTGGAGACCGCCCCCCTTTGGGGTGAGCATGTCGTGGCGCGCCCCGGCCTTCGCCTGTGCGGGGACCGAGGCTAGAAAGGGCGGACCGCCACCTCCAGCCGGTCGAGCTTGTCCATGTGCTCGGCAGGGATCGCGCGCGCCGCCTGCATCACGGCGCCGTTCTGATCCACCGCCAGCACCGTCTCGATGCCCAGCACCAGCAGGCTGGACTTCCCGGCCTTCTTCTCATCCTCGGTCGGATGCAGGATCACGCCGTACTGAAACAGTTTCATGTCGTCTCCTTCGTGGATACCATATTTACCGCCACCCGGCCCACAGCGCCCGGATCCACCAGCCGAGATCCCGCACCTCGAGCGCCCAGAGCCCGCGCCGCCGCCTGAACCGGGCGGGCCGGATCGGGTAGCCCCGGAGCTGCGTCACGGCGCTGGCGTAGGTGCCACCCTGCCGGTTCCATTCACGAAGCCACCAATCGAGGAAGCAGGAGCGCAGGGCGAGGAGCTCGTTCCGGCGCTTGGCCTGCCGACGGGAGGCGTACTGATACGCGCGCACCCCGCCCGCGGCCCAGCCGTCGCGCTTGGTATAGCCGCACACCACGAGGACCGAGAACCGGCCCCGGCCGAGCGGCGTGCGGAAGCGCGGGTGTGGGCCATGGCGCACCTCGCTGGCCACGGTCACACCCACGCCTTGCTGAGCGACCTCGGCCGCGGCGCGTAGGCCGACGGCGCCGTCCGGCGCGGGGAGCACGGCACGGCCCGCACGCGCCGCAACGCCGTCGCCGTCATCCGACGCGCCGCCAGCTTCCGGTGCTGCGTGCGCTCGACGTCACGGGCGCGGATACAGACCTCGCTACAGTACTTCTGCTGGGTAGACCCCTCGAACGGCTCGGCACAGTACGCGCATCGCTTGGTAACCGCGCGGCCCCGCACGCGCACTGCGGGGGTCACCATCCGAGACGGGAGCGTGGTATCCGGGAGCCCGGTGTAGACCGAATGCCCGTTCGAGCAGAGCCAGCGGCGCTGGGGGCAGCCGTAGACCTGCGCGTCTGCGGTGAACTGGTTGTCCTCCCGCGTGAGGGCACGGCAGCGCGGGCAGCGCGGTATCATCTCCGCGTCCACACATAGAGCCCCTGCCAGGTCGGCCCCGTGAGCGTGCCGTGGGCGCGGAAGAGCCCGAAGAGCGTCTCGCGGTCCTGCTGGTCGGTGTCCACGTAATCGAACACGATGACCCGCGCCTGCGCCATCATCCGGCACGCCGTCACCGTGGGGTCGGGCAGATGCTCGAAGACCTCCGTACACACGATGCCGTCGTAGGGAAACGCCAGCGCCAGCTCCGCCTCTTCCACGAGCACGCGGTCCTCGTCGGCGAAGTGCAGCCGGCAGTAGTCGAGCAAGAGGCCCGGCTGATCGGCCACGGTGCAGGTCGGCAGCCGACCGGGCCACGCGGTGAGCATGCCATGGGTGAACGGGGCGGCCCCGGCGCCGTATTCGAGGATGGTGCGGCACTTGCGCAGCGCCCACGCCGCCGACCACCAGCGGAGCGGGTGCCACTCGCGGCGATGGAGCAAGCGGAAGAGATGCGCCCGCTGGGCCCCGACATCGTCCCAATGATCCCCCCCGGGATAGCGGTCCCGGAAGGCGGAGGCATACTGATATTGCAGCGCCTGGAAGGCCGCGTAGTCCGTGACGGGCACGCTCGGCGGTCGGAGCGCATCCCAGACGCGCGCAAAGTCGTCCACCCAGCCGAGGGCCAAGCCCCGGCGCACCAGCGCCCGGTGCAGATGTAGCGGATGCTGGGCGACGAGGTACGCGAAGCGGAGCCAGCGGGCGGGCAGAATCATGGCGTGTCCGTCAGCGTGGCGGCACGGGCGCGCATGGACGCCTCAAGCTGCTCGTAGCTCGGCCGCCGCAGCAGTGGCCCGTGTTGCCGATGATCAGCGTGATCGCCGACATACGTCGCCGCCGCCTCCCACGTTGCCCGCACGGCCCCGTCGAGTTGCGACCGGAGGGCGTCCCGCTCGGCCATGAGTACGGCTGTATCGACCTTTCCCCATTGAGCTAGAATCGCCATTGCGTCGTGATACTTCTTCTCGAAGCTATCGACTTCCCCCTCCGGCGTGGCCTGCTCGACGGCGGCGAGGGCGGTGTTGGCTCGCTTCAACAATTCCGCCTCCCAGACTTCTCGCTGCTGGTGACACGGTTCGTGATCGTCGCCTCGGTATCCGGTGTCACAATGCGGCTTTGCCATTGCCCATTCAGTCACCTGCATCAACTGCTCCAGCGCCTCGTCGTGGGTTATCACTTCTGTTCCATGGCCCGCATTACTTCCTTGATCGACAGCACTTCCTCAAGGAGTGCCCAGAACTCGTCAGCGTCCGCGCCCTTGAGTGTTTGCGCAGCCGTGTACAGCGCGACCCGTAAGTGTAGTAGTCGGAAATCGCTCATCCCGTCCCCTTCCCCAGCGCCTCGCACGTTGCGACCATCTGCAAGAGGGCCGCCCGCTCGGGTTCGGTGGTCTCAAGCTGGTACAGCGTTTTGACCG